TTAATACAGTGTATTTGCAATACAATACAATGTATTTAATTTGTATTTTATAATATTGTATATGAAAAAGAGTACCATATACTAGGTACCCTTTTATTTAGCCTCACTTTTAACTATTTCAACATATTTTTTTAATGTATTTCTGCTGATATTGTGTTTATTCATCAAATCAATTTGTTTAATACTTCTATTTCCTACAAACTCAACTATATCACTTCTCAACTCACTAGACATTTTATCTAAGTTGCCATTAATTCTACCACTTTTTTTGTTTGATGCATCAATACCTTGTTTTATGCGTTTAACAATTATCTCACGCTCTTTCTGTACTCTATCCAATTCAACTATTAATAGTAATTTTATAGTGCTTTCTAATGCAGTCTTAGCCACTAAATCTTGTTCATGTGCTACCCTTGTTAAATTCTTTATATAATCAGTTGAAACGGTCATATTATCTATAAAGATAAGATTAATTCCTTTATTCATTAATTCCATGAATTTTTTATAGCCTTCTTCTGCTTGTCTTGTGAAACGTGATATTTCTTTAAATATAATTGTATCACCTTCATGGAGTAAACTTTCTAACCTTATCCAATTAGGTCTGTTGAATGTTGAGCCTGTACAATCATCTTTAAAACTTAGTGTATATTCAATTTTGTCATTTTCTGCATATGCTTTTAAACTCTTCTCTTGTCTGTTAAAACTTTGTTTATCCGATGCCTCTTTTGTTGATATTCTCATGTAGCTAAAATAATTACTCATACTATCCACCTCATATTATTATATATCAATTAAACTATAGATTAATTGATACTTTGATTATACTGTCATTTAATCTATTGGTCAATATATTTTGACACTTGCATCTTAAACATTTTGCTAAATAGTTTATTTGACACTTTTGTTATATATGAGATATAAAACCATTGTTTTTGATACAAAAAAAATAGAACTCTATCTCTAGAGTTCTATGAAAGCTATTTTTTTATAAACTTTTCTACAAATTTAATTTTTCCTTCTAAATCTTCTAGTTTCCCTTTTTGAAATACGCTATCATCTTTTTCCCAATTTTCTTTTTCATGAATCAATTTTTCTCGAATTTCAGAAAGCACTTCATTATCATCTTTATTAATTAGAACATTATTTTGAAATCTTAAATAAGCAACTTCTTTTTCAAGTTTTGTAACTCTTTGATCTAATGTATTAGCATTTGGCATAATTTTCACCCCCTTCATATAACTATTTATACAAAGGCTGCCAAAAACCTTTAATATTCTTTAAACATTTATTTATAAATGCATTTTACAACTTCAAATAAACAAGTTATAGCTATAATTTAATTATTGTTTTAGAGTGTAGTCTATTAAAACAAAATAAAAAATGTATACATTGATTAACAAATAATCTGATGCATACATTTTTATTTTATAAATTATTTTATAAAATCATTCAAGTATTTATTTAATGCCAGCCATCGTATAAAATTGGATACATCTCGGCCTTGGATTTTAGCTAATCTTTTAATCATATCTTTTTCATCTGAAGTAACTCGAACATAAATTTTTTCATCTCTGTATGGATCATAAGACTTGTCTTTTTTAGTTTCAAAGAATAATTTTATAATTTCTTTTATATCTTCAAACATTTTTTTACCACTCCCCCACTGCTATTTAAAAATATTTATCCCCCTAAAAGAGATAAAAAGAATGCCAGTGTGCACACAATGCACGTCTCTTTTACTGTTTAATCATTTTTTTTTAGTATCCAATGTTGGCAATGGGACCAATCCCTTAAGAGCATCTTTAGCATGTGCTGCTGGATTACTATATTTATTTAGTTCCCTAAATAACTGTAAGTCTTCTATCTTCCATTTGCTGAATTCCAGTACAATACGTAACCTTTCCATTCCAATGTCTCCTTTTAAATCATTTGTTATATATGTATTCAAATGTTTTGAATTTAATTCATAAGTTTAAAATTATATTCAAAAATAAAAAATGGCACCTATTGTTATAGGTACCAAATTTGTTTTATATCTTTCTTTAATTTATCAGCTATTTCTATAGCTTTCTCTAAAGTAGGCCTACTAGTTTCTTTTTCCCAATTACAATATGTAGTAATCCCTATATCCAGGTATTCTGCAAATTCCTTTTGATTCATAGCATACTCTCTCATTCGAATCTCTTTAAGTTTATTTTTTACACCCATAACATCACCCTAATAATATTGTAATATTTTTACATGTAATAGGCAATAAAAAAGGGCAGTACAGAGAAATAAATCTCCATACTGCCCTTTAAAACTCTAATATTTAATTTTAATTATTTCCTGTATAGTCGGCATTTAAGAAAAGATTTGCTTCACTTTGCCTTCTTCTTGTTAATCCAGGTTCTACTTTTCCATTTGCTTTATTCCAAGCTAAGAAATTAGAAGTTATTGTGTCTGCATCTCTTATGCCATTTATAATATTTTTATATAATGTAGAACTTAATAGAGATCCTGCACCACAATTATAAGAAAATGAAATCAATGCATCCATTTCATTTTGATTTAAAGTAATATTTCTGCTATCTAGATCATTTTTTACGGTTTCAGCTTTTTCTTGTCCTTCTTCTATAACCCATTTCATAGCCTGTTCTTTTGTGCAAGTTGAATCAATTCCATTTGGAAATGCATCTGGTCTAGCTTCCACCGTTGTACCATATCCTATTGTTATATATTTGTCTACTCCTGGATAACAAGGATCATATTTTGCTCTTTCCCAAAAACCTTCCCACCGTCCAATATAATCTGCTCCAGCATCAGATAATATATTTTCTTGCCAAACTCCATTTATATCTAATTTATATCCATCTATAGTAGTATTAGCAGCCATTGAACCATCTGATTTTAAATAATACCATTTATCATTTATTTTTTTCCACCCAGTAACCATTCTACCAGTACCATCATCTAAGTAATACCATTGGTCATCTGTATGCTTAATCCAGCCAATAGCCATTGTCCCATTAGTTTTTAAATAATACCAATAGTCACCGATTCGAACCCATCCAGCTTGTAATGTTTCATCATCTTTTTCAAGGCACCATTTCCATTTGCTACTCATTTTTATTATCTCCTTCCTAGTTTGAACTTGGTGAAGTTGCACTAATTGGATTAACTTCGTGTCCTATAGCTTGTATATTTTCAGGATTATCTACAACAATTTTTGATGAAGCATTTAAGTTCTCTATTTGTGTAGATTGACTATTTTCGGTAACTGTATTATTTATCACAGTGGTTGAAGCTTCTATTTTAACTTCTTCTTTAGTCTCTGCTGCTTTGATAGCTTCTACAGTTGTATTAGATATAACTTGATCACTTAATCCTTTCGTAGAATTATCTACAGTTATACCAAGCAATGTTAGTATAGAAAAAATAATTCCTACTAAGTTTGCCCAATCTTTTCCTATGTACTTAGTTAAGTCTAATCCGAAATAAGCACAAATTAACACTGCTCCTGAAACAATTTGTATCCACCAATTTTTATTTTTCATTCTCGCTTCTAAATTAATAATAAACATTTTACATTCCACCTTTTTCTTATTTTTTGTATTATAAAAGAGCAGCGTTAGCTACTATTTAATTTCTTTTTTCTTTCCACCTTTTAATTGTGCTAATGCTTCTTTTAACTTTGGTGGTGCTGGGGCACCTAATCCTATTGCATTTTCTATTAAACTTAAGCCTTCATTTGCTATATAGAAATAACAAGTCATTGTTCTAAATACCCATGTTCCTGAATTTATTAATCTGTCTAGCAATACAGCAACAATTAAAACTGAAAAAATAACTGCTTTTCTGGCAATTCCTTTAAGTCCTACATCTGAACTTAATTTTTTATCTACATATCCTCTGACTACTCCTGTCAAATAGTCTAAAACTATAAATGTTACTAGAACCTCTAACGCAGTATCCCATGCCCCAAACAACCAAGTAAAAGCAGTGCCTAATAATACGATTAATGTTTTAAAGTACTTTGATATATTTTCCATGTGTCACCTTCCTTACTTCAAATTTTATAAAGATAAGCAACAAAAAAAGACTCCTGAAAGTCCTCTAATATTGATTATATATTTTGTTTACTTGCTACGCACCTTTCTCCTATTGTGAAACATTAATATCTAATTAGGTAAATAATAATATTCTATTTGAAAAGGATCTCCAAGCGGTAGCCAACAATCTAGCGTAAATATTTTTGTCCTTTCATCGTAACTAATGTAATTCTCATTCATTGGTTGATTAAAACTTGCGCGATAAGTAGACATGCCATCGCTACCTGTAGCTACATCAGCACTTGTTTGGAGAGTTGGATGTTCCATTATTATTCTATTATGATTTATTAACATTATACATCCGGCAAATATTATAACAACAGGAGTCCCTAATAGTTGAAATGCCATCTGTACTCCATGCCCTAGACCATCTGGTTTATAACTAGATGATATTATTTCGTGTTTAAACATTTCTGTTGTACCTGTAACTCCAAATATAGTTTTATTTAGCGGTATATTTGCTGGTATTAAGTTAGGATCACCTTTTATAATTTGAGGTTCTTGTATATATTGTCCTGCTGCTATTACTTGATCAACTGTACTAGGAGTAATTGTTGCAGCTGTTTTTGTTGGAATACTTTGAGTTACTTTTCCACCTTGAGTATATCCGGCTGGTATTTCATATATACCGTTTATCGGCAATTGAGCATTTAGTGGTCCATTATCAGGCATTGTGCCAACTATATCTCCAGCATCAACATTTGCTTTTTTATTAATTAATAATTGTGCTGCTATTGCATCTCCACCACCCCCTTCACCCTGTAACATAAAATTTTTTGTAGTTTCATTATATTTAAATGAATAGATACCATCTTTGTATAATTTTACATCTGAACCATTAGCTTTTTTTAATAATATAGCATTCAATGAATTTATTTTTATACTTGCAGCACCAGAACTATTAGCATTAATTTTTAAACTAAGTGGAAATCCATCCTTTAAACTTAATGCAGTTATGTTAGAAGTTGTAATTGTATAGATGTTACCACTATTAGATGTTAAGTATGTCCTAAATAGATTATCAATTGATTTATTAATCTCTTTTTGATTTCCTCCAGCTAAATAGAAAAGTGTTGTATTAGTACTTATCACACCATAGTCATAAGTTAAATTACTTAATTCTACTGTTACATTGCTGGCATTTCCTACTGCTGCTATAATTTGATAATTCCAACTATAAGGACCACTTGTTGCTGGAGCTATATAATCTCCATAATTATCTGCTGAAGTATATCCATACAAAATTTCTCCGTCATCTGGATCTTCTGCAAATAATCCCATCTCACAAACATAAGTAGATTCAATTACATTTGAATTATTTATCATTACGCTTATTGTAGCAGTCTTTAACTCAGTATTTGGACTTATTGATTGAATTCCACCATCAAATTTAGGTTCGATTAATCTTGTTAATGTTGCTGGATTTATACTCCCAATTACTCCTGAACCAATCATAATTTTTGTGAAATGTAATTCTGCTCCAGCCTGAACTTTTGTGTAAAGATTCTGACCTTTATTTGTAATAATCATATTGTTAAACTTTGCCATAAATATCCCCTTCCTAAAGAAATAAAAAAAGACTTTTTAGTCTTTTGATAGTGCCTTTATAATCTTGTTTATTTTGCATTAAAGTCATACCCTAAACTTTCTAAGTAAGATTTTACTTTTGATTTAAGTCCTGCAGGTACATCTTCTATTGTGATATTCCCTTCCATTATTTCATTTGTAAAAAGCATTACTAAATAACTTGGTTTCATAATATCGCTCCCTTTCACTAAAAAATATATAAATAATAAAAGATGATAAAGTATTCTTTTACTCATCATCTTTCACATCTTTATCAAGTTCTTCCTGTACTTTAGATTTTAATCCTATTGGTACATCCTCCATTGTTTTATTCTTTTCTCTTATTTCTTTACAATATAACTCAACTAAATACAAATTTTACACCCCACTTCTTGTTGTTGACGAATATACAATATCAGCCAATTCCATTACACAACCTTTAAGTAATTCACTTTCATTTTTTAATACTTTCATACTTTGTTCTAGTGTTTCTGTCATATTTTCATAAATTGGACTATGTGGCGTAACTGTAACATCTATCTTAGATATTGTTTTTCCTTCTGGAACTTCTATCTCTAAAAACTGTATTCCACCAGAAGGTACTGAATAAGTTCCTGACATCTGCACATATATATTCCCATTGTTATCATAAATAATTAATGTATCCATTTTAATCATCCTCCAAAATTAATAAAAAGCTGTATAGACTAATGGTGAACTCGCTGCTGAGAAGTTACCAACGATAAACCCTGTTGATGTTAGTGTTATCTTGTAGTTAGCATTGGTAGTCTCAGAATACCAGGTAGTATTATCCAAACGGTAACCACTGGCAGTTGGAAATGATGCACTATACACATAAATAAATGAGCTTATACGACATAAAATGAATTTAGGCTGAACTCCGCCAGTGTTGACTGTATAAGAACCACTTCCTGGTATCGTTCCAGAACCCCAAGTCGCCTGGTACCCGCCTAAATTTTGTATCGTAGCACTCCCCGCAACACCAAATATATTGGCACCACTTAATATATATTGTGCTAATAAATATGGCTGATAACTTCTATACCAGTCTATGCCATTTAAATAATTACCATTATGAACCTGAGTATATGCATAATTAGCACCATCACCACTAAAGATACCTGCTGAAATATTAACTGCATTTTTATGAGTTGATATATCAGGACTAACATAAGGCATAGTGCCTGTAATTTTCGTACCATTTTTATAGGCTGTTGTTCCTGTTATCATTTGGCTTGCAGCAACTGACGCATCAGTGGTGTCTACAACACTTGCTTTCCCAGATATTCCAAATATACTTTTATTAGCTTTTATATTATCTGATATTAGATTAGGTTCTCCAGGTACATATCCTGTACCTGGATGATATCCTAATGGAATGGATTTATTTGTTGTTCCTGGTGTTATTGTAACTGCACCATTATTAGGCATAGATCCAATGATTTTATTACCATTCACATATGCTGAAACATTAAGTAATAATTGAGCAGCTGTTGCTAGCGCATCAGATGTATCAACAACGCTACTTTTTCCAGTTACACCAAATATACTTTTATTAGCTTTTATATTGTCTGATATTAGATTAGGTTCTCCAGGTACATATCCTGTACCTGGATGATATCCTAATGGAATGGATTTAGTAATTATATCTGGTGTTATAATTACTGCTCCATTATCAGGCATTTCACCTACTAAACCAGTATCTTCATCTGTACTATAAATATCTCCAGCTAGCACATGAGATTTTATGGTATTACCTTCTGCACTAGCTTGCAAAAAAAAACAGTTTTTATTTAAATCGTACCAAGTTGTATAAGCTTTTCCAGCTATTAATTTTGTTGGATTTGTTGAATTTGGTTTATATAATTTTATGTCATTAATAGTTGTAGATAATCCCTCATTATTATATGCTGCAATAAAGTTTACTGGATATCCATTTTGTAATGGTGGTAATATTAATATTATTGCATTTGCTGTACCTTGAGCGGTCTGATATGTTAAATCAGAAAATTTTGCCAAAGTATTATCAGATGTTACTGTGGCATTTAATGTCTGAAGAGTACTTTTTACAGTTTCCCATTCAGCAATAGAGATCAATGATTTTCCAGTTTCTTTTTCAACTCTATTACTTAATAAAGTCATTATTGTGGTTGAAAAATTAGGATCATCATTTAATGCAGCAGCCAATTCATTTAATGAATTAAGTAATTCTGGAGAATTACCAATAAGATCACTTAATATTTTGTTTACTTCTTCTTTTGTATAAACAGTACTTAATCCTGAAATTATTTGTAAAATAGATAAGTCAATACTATCTATCTTATCTACTAAAGTTGATTCACCTTTTCTTGCTGCTTCAACTTCTCGTCTTAAAGGAGTATCCCTAATATCATTTAGATATGCATTTCTCGAATTTCCATCATGATTAACCATTACTAAAGTTCTTTCATTTGGAGTTATAATGGGAAATTCACTAGTTCTCAAATTCATTCTTTAGCATACACCTCCCTAGAAAATTAATTTATCTCCATTTTCATTTGTAATATAACTATAATTTTCATTTGTAATATAATTAAATTTTTCAGTGTATAATTTTATAGTTTCAGTTTTTATTTGTTGTACAACCATAACTGGATATTCAGTGAATTTAATATATTCGCTTTGGTCTAAATCCATTGTTATAACTTGGGTTTGGCATCCTGAGACAACCATTGCAGAATAAACATTAAAGGGTACTTTGGAGCGACCTACATAATTAATTCTCACCCCTTCAGGTTTGGGGATTATATACCCATGTTGAATTAAATCTTGTTGTATTTGATCCACATAACCAGTTATATACGCATTAAAACTCATATCCTGATTATCTTCTATCTGTAAATCTAAATCATCATCACTACCGAAAATGTTATCCCAGATTTTATATATTTCTGGAATTGTACCATCCCAGTTATTAAGAGCTATCTTTGTTTTTAAAACTAATCTATAATATTCATCACTTAAAACAGGCGTAAATCCATGTAACGGTTGAAAAGTAAGGGTTCTATTTCGTCCTATTATGGTACCTAAAACATCTAATTGAGCACCAATTGCATAATCAATGTCAAAATTAGAATCAATAGATTTTATTGTTAAATAAGTATGATCTATAATATTTAAACTTTTACTTAACCACCCAATGAAATTAGGTTTATCCCTATGTTCTGATGTTATATTATCTAAATATTTATCTATTGACATGACATACCTCCTATATTACATTTGCAGTAATATTAGCAATATTCCCTCTGCAAACATCTTTATAAGATACAGGTACCTCATCTGCCACTTGAAGTTCTCCTACTATTCCTGCTGTAATGGATGTAATACTAAACATAGGGTCGGCTAAATTAGGCATGGTTTGTAGAGCAACCCCCCACAAACTAGATACTTCTAACTTACTTCCTATTGTCATTGAATTTAAATATATCAGTATCTTTTCTTTTATATTTTCTGTTGTCGCAGTTGTATACCCATTCAAAGCTTTAATATTTAGAGTTACAGAAATATCTTTATAAGTTGGCCTAAAGAATCTAATTGGAGTTACCTGACCTTTTGTATCTGTTACGTTAATTGTTATATCTCCATTTGTATAACAGCCAAGACCTCTATGAATGAAAATTGCTTCAGCTATATCTTCGTTATTTCCACCTTCAGCAATACAAGTTATAGAATGTGGTGGCAATCCTAAAGAATTGACTTGATTAGTGTCATTTTCATAAATCCTAGACCTAGTAACATCTTTAATCTGAGCAACTGATCCACTTGTACCCTCTAATAATGTTTGACTTGGTTGAGCTGTAGAAACTGATTGTCTTTTTCTTAATTTACTATCTGTTTCTTTTTCTGAACCCAATTCTGCACTTTCAGCATTATAAACACCATTCCATCCATAAGTAGGATTATATATGCTAATTAACTCACTAGAATTTGCAACTATTGGACCAGCTATTTGACAAGTTGCAAGGACATGAATGTGACCACTATCTGGAATTGTTACTAGTGTTGGTAAATTCCATTTTATATTACCTTTGTCTAATACAACTCCATTTTTAATTATTGTCCCGGCTATACCACTAATTGTTACTGTACATTTGCTATAGCTTGCAGATTTTCTTTTGATTCCATTTATCTTTATTATTCCATCTAATGCACTTCCTATAGAGCTTGATGGCCCTCTATTGTTATAAACTAATTGTGTAGCTTGAAATGCATCGAAAATTTTTTCGGATACAGTAGCTATCCATTGATAGTCTTGGCTATCATTTTCTAAATAAATATCTTGGCCAAAAATAGATTTTGCATCGTCTATAAGTTTATTTCTAATGTCCAAATATGTTGGCATATGGAATCCACTTTGGTCAATAAAAGGCGCAAAATAAGCCATAAGAGCACATCTCCTTTCTTATAAATTATTTGATATCGAAATACTTCCATACTTTGTATTTACTGTGCATTCAAACGAGTATCTTCTTTCTTTACATGTACTTGAAAACTCTTCTATTGAAGTGACATCTTGCGTTCCAATAATTCTTTCTTTTATTTTCGAATCAACTATAGTTAAGTCTTTACTTGATGACAATTTACCTAATATTTGTTCAAATAGTGGCAATCCATCTTCTATATCTTCCCACCATTCACCATATAAAAGCTTTAACCTTGTTTTTATTGCTTGACTAACTGCAAAAATACCATAAGTTAAGTTTTGTTGACCTCTACCCAAATGAGTAATCGTCATTTTCATCTAAAATGCGATATTTCAAAATACCACCTCCTAATGTGGGCCGCTAGTTGCACCATCTGGACATGTATGACTGTGTGAATCCCAAACTATGCCATCTAGTATTATTTGATTAGCTGAAATATCAACATTACCTGCAACTATGTTAACGTCATTACCTTTTAATTCGATGTAAGCTTCACCAGTATCAGTTCTTAATTGACAGGAATCTGTTGAATAATTAGGAAGTACATTAGGTTGAGACCATATTCCAACAAAAGCAACAGCATCACTTAAATCATGTCTTCTTTTTTCTATTTGATTTTGAATACCTCCATAGCTCCACCAAGCATCCATACATGAATCAAGGAAAACAACAAGACATTCATCACCTTTTTTTACAGGCATAGTTAAGCTATACTCCCCTGCTCTAGGGAAATAAATAGGAACATCTAATAACAAAGGAAGTTGTGTCCATTCTTTTGACATATCCTCTTTTTTTAGATGTTCCCTTATTGCTGGTTGTACAGTTACTGTTTGTTCTTTCGGATTAAAACTTTGAATTATTCCAGGACATGCAACTCTTAAAACACTATTCCAAGTGTCACCAAGTCCTCTGTAAAATTCATCTTCTGATCCAATTATTTCCGGGATATTTCTAGTCAAATTATTACCTCCTAACTAATTAACTGGATACTGCAGCCATTGCACCGCCAAGTTGATCAATAGTTTCGAAATTTAAGTACCATGGGTCTCCTCTTGTATCTCCTTCATAAGTAATCTTAATAACTCTATATATTCCATCTTTATCTAAAGATCTAAATAGAGTCTGTGAATCAGTAGAACTGTTACTATTGTTTGCACTTGGTAAAGTCCCGCCATCAGCATCAATAAGACACTTAGGTCTACCAAACGAAGGATCTCCATATAAGGCATGATATGCAACTTGGTCAATTGGTGCCTTTCCATCGATACCTCTTGCAGCATAAACATATCCATCACCTGCATAAATAGCTACATGAGTGCATGCATCGCCTGTACCCCAAAAAACCAAGTCTCCTGGTAATGCATCAGATTGTAAACTAAATTTTCCACTGTTGGCCACTTGCTTATATTGAGGCCCTGTTATATCAACTATAGAAAGTCCTGCAACTTCATAACAATGCTTTGCAAAACTAGAACAATCCCAATAGGTTATTCCATCGATGGTTTGTCCTCTATTTTCTTCAGAATATTGAATATTAGGATCATCACATATGAGTTTTGCTTCAGCTATAATTTTATTTCGTGTATTAGTACCGCTACTATCATTTGAAGAAATTCCACCACTTGGAACTGCATTTGAACCATTGATATCGATTCTTTTTGCTCTTACTAGACTATTATCTATATGAATAAGACTGTTTAACTTAATTTGAGGATTTAATAAACATTGTCCATTTACTCCATAATCACTTTGTTCGGGAGTACCTAGCAATCCACTATCAGTACTTAACTCAACAATCTCATCTTTTGGTAAATCATCTAAGTGAATTAAATTTAATTTTCCATCATCAGTATAATGTTGTAACTCATATGTTTTTGCAATTTGTCTCAAGTAGTCGGAAGCTTTTCCAAACATTGCTTTTCCTCTTGTAAGTTTAGGGCCATTTAATCTATCAGAAATACTCCCTAAATCAATAGGATTTTGTGCTTTATTTACAATATGTTCAACAATATTTCTTGCTGTTTGCCCTCTTACAATAGAATAATTTGCTATTTCAAAATTAATGGCTCTATCTGAATCTAATGCTGTAATAGTTAAAGTGAATGTTGTCCCATTTTCTCTACCTCTTAATATTTGTAATATATCTCCATCAAATATTAATCCAAATTGTGTTCCTTCATAGCCAGCTTCAACAGTAACTCTTTTTCCACTTGTCATAATAGAATTTTCAGTTTGTGCATTTAAGTTATAAATAGTTATTTCGCTCATGTTTGGTTGCATTTGAATTGTTTTTACAATATTAAAAGTACATCTCAATTCAGAAACATCCATTCCATCACCATTTTCATCGCTTACTGTTATCCGATATCTTCTTCCAAAAAGAATATCTTTATACTTTTTACTATTCTTTACAACTTGATAATTAGTAGCTTCTATATTTAATGCATCTGAGTTACTATTTGCACTATCTCCACCAACATAGGTTCCATTATCATATTGAGTAAGATTATTTTCGTTTAATATTTGCATTGTAATTGAATAGTAATCTGATTCAGTTGCATATCCAGCCGCTGCTATAGCTTTAACTTGCTGACTTGAATCTTTCAATCCAATTGCGGCTGCATATCTAGAGTTATTTTTAAGAAAATAACCATGATCTTCTACTGAATCACTCCAGGATTCATAATGAGCGTAATATCCTCCATCATCTGTGGCCCAAGTTCCTTGGGTAATTTTTAAATCAGGTGAATGATTACCAGGATATTTAATTCCGAATAAATTATTATCTGTTCTAGCTAAAGAAGAACCTCCCCATCCTGATTCATTTATAGCTTGTGCTATAGTTACTGATGGTAATATTCCATATTTTTCATAACCTTTTTTTGCTCCATTAATTATTTTATTTATAAAATCCTGATTGCTCATTTAGTGTCACCCCACACAAGATAAAAATCGGATCCAATATTGTATTCATTTGGGATATCATCAAATAATGAATTATCAACTTTATAGATATAAGCAGAACCAATGTTTAAGTAACTATACTGTTCAAGCAAATTTAATCCACATACAAGATTTAAAGAAACAATTAAACTATCATTTTCAGAATTATATACATCTAAAACCCAATACTTAGCCTCTGTATTAAACCTAAGAAAGAAATTAAATTTAATTTTTTTGCCATCGATTGGAATAGTACTTGTGAATTTTTGATTTGGACTTGTTGTTAATGGTACTATAAACAATTTAATTCCCTCCTTAATTTAAAAAAGATGACAAAATACTTTCATCAGTCTTTTGAACTTTTTGATCACCTTCATTAGTTTGTTCACTTTTATGTGGTCTTGCTGAAATTTTAACAGTAGTAACACTTACTACAAATATTTCTTTAAGAGTAACTGTTGCTCTTAACCCATAAGTTGTTTTATTATCATCTGGTGCTGAAATTGTTTCTATAAGCATGTTTTCATAAGTGCCTAATCTGGTTATTATTTCTATAGGCAATCGCTCTTTTTGCAATTTTTCAAGTATTTTATATGCATTAACTGATCTACTAGCAGAGTCACCATTAAACTTAGCAATTGACTTACCTATTATATCTTCCATCACATCAGACATACCTATTTCAAAAGTTACTGTCTTGGCTTCCATATAAGCGTGGTCACTAATATTAGCACCCGATTGTATCGGATGCTCTGTTATTGTTAAATTGCTTTCATGATTTATATTGAAATATGCATCAAAAATGAAATTGCCAAGGGAAGTAGAGAAATAGGTTGCTACAATTTGTTCTGCCATTAATCAAACGCTCCTTGTAAATTTCTTGTATTAATTCCTGATAAATTACTGCCTATTGTGCTAGCAGTTGATTTGGAATCATTCCCACCATAAACATGAAATGTATTTTCATTTTTGATCTGATTGTGACTATTTGCAGTTGTCACGCTGTTAGAAGAATTGTTGCTAGTTGTATAGCCTGGTACAGTGTTTTGAGCACTTTGTTTTACAAAGAAATCAACAGTTGTTTTTAATCCTGGTATCTTATCTTTTGCTTTTCCCCATATTCCTTCTGACCATTCTTTGAACTTTTGAAACGCTCCTTTTGCTTTTTCAGTTAATGAGTCAAATCCTTTTTTAGCTTTATCAAAATAATAATCCCAACCTTTGGTTAATGAATTCATTGAATTTGAAATACTATCCTTGAAACTTTTATATTGGGACTTTAGTTTGTCTGTCCCTTTACCAAATTTATCAAAAAATGAACCTATCAATGATTTACCACCTTTAAAATAACTCATTAAATCATCGATCAATCCAATTATAAGTAGTATTGGTGAAGCTAAAGCAAGGATTGATACTGCTATTAGTTTTAAACCTTTTTTTACTGGTTCAGGCAAATTGTCAAAAATACTGCTAAGTTCTTTTATTAAATCGATAATAGCAAAAATTGGTGATATTAATTTAAATACAAACACTCCAATTTTAATAATTACTGCTAATACTCTTATTAAAATCCCAATAACTGAGCCAATTACCTTTCCTATAGATGGAATTTCTTTTATTGCTCCATCTGTGAATTCATGAATAGTTTCTCTTAGTTCATTTAATGGTTCTGCAGCATATTTGAGAATATAATTTCCTATCCATTGAAAAGTTAGTTGTGCAAGCTGTTGGAGCCGTTTAAATTCCAATCCTATGCCTTGTACAACTTTGAGATTATCTGTATATTCCTTTGGAAGTTTTAAAGCTGCTGAATCTTGTCTCAATTGGTTAAATTGCTTTAATAATGTAGGACTTAGCCATAGGTCTTGCATTGTTGCTCCCATGGTTTTCAATGCCATATCTACTTCTTTTGCATTTTCTTTAGTAGTCCATAATTGCCTAGATAATTTTTCATATTCAATATCTTGATTCGCTAGTTCATTAAGAAATTTACCTAACCCCTTTGCAGCCAAAACGAAAACTGTTATCGCTGCAACAACTGTCCCAATGGAAGCTACAGCTCCACTTGAAAATAACTTAAACGCACTTCCACCTTCAGATGCTAATTCCCCTGTTGCACTATTAGCATCTAATATACTTTCTATTAGATTTTTAGATGTATCTAATAAATCTGTGTTTTGAGGAATTACAGATAATCCTCTACTTTCTGGATTGCCTGCATTTGAATTTTGAGATCTATTTTCTTGTTGTGGTGCTGCCTCTTCTTTTGCTGGCTGTTTTTTAATATTTGAGAAATCATTATATAATTTCTTGATTAATGAGATTTCTTTTGATACCTCTTTAAAGGGTTGTAATTCGGGAAATAATTTACCTAAAGTTCCAGAAGAAGATTTTAACAATTCAAAAAAGGTTCCCATTGAATCATTAGATTCTGAAAACCCTTTTGTACTATTTTTATTGAAACTTTGGATTGTTTTATCAGCATTACTTATAGATTCTTCCGCTTTATTTAACGAATTTTCATCTACATTAAAGCCAATTCCTACAAGATATTCTTTAATTAAATCTAGAGCCACATCCTACACCTCCCTCATTGAAGCTTCTTGTGCTCTTCTTTCATTTTCATGAGTTACTGATAGTATTTCATGAGCATCTAGTAAATCATCTACTGTATATGTTCCATCCCAAACCTCATGTTGTTTCCACATTTTTGCAAGGACAGGTGCATATAAAAAAGCATTTACATTTGCGAATTCGGCAGGGATATATTCAACCCCTTGAGTAGTGAACTCAAGGGGCTTCCTTTTAAAAAACTTTCTACATTGAACCATATTGATTGTACTGTTAAATTTAATACTAATGCCATATCAAATTCAATATTTTCCACACCCCATTTATCATAATCACCCAAAATCTTTTGAGATCCAGCTGGTAATAATTCTTCCACAACTTTTAAAGATTTTTCTTGAATATTTTTGAGTTCTTTTTCTTCTAAGTCACATAATGATTTGGAAATTTGTGTGTAGTTTAAATCTTTTAAGGCTGTAGTATCTAAAGAGTCTATATTTATATTGTCAAGCATGGGAACTAATATACCTACTAGCTTTACCATCATAAATGTACCAGTCATAGCAGACAATTTGTTTAGTCTAAATTTACGACCATTTATTTCTATATCTTTATAATTTTCTTGAATATCCATATATCACATCTCCTAGCTTTGTGTTATTTCAGCAGACATTAAATTCCAAGTGACATGTTGTCCTTGCGCTTGGTAGGGCCTATCTGCTAATTTTTGTGGTGAAACTCCTGTACAAACTGTCATATCTCCTAAATTGGCTGATTTAATTGTTATATTCATTTTTGCAAATTCAGCAGCTGGAGCAGTAACAACATAGTTGTACCATTTCATTAGAAATTTATGCAATTCACTCGTTTGCTGCAATGCTACGGCAACAGTTCCATTACTTCCAGCCATTTTAGATATCATTACTCTACCATCTGCTGCCACATCATGGTTTGTTTTATCACCAGCCATAGTAGTAGTTATACTTCCAACACCTGCACCAGTAGTCGATGCTGCTCCAACACTTGGATGATTAAATGAACATGTTACGTCTTCAAAACTATAAGTACTAAACATTTTATTACCTCCTATCTATTAACATATACACCTATTGAAGCATGATGAATTGCTCCAGCTAATTTTGCTAAAACATAAATTGGTGGTGCTATTCTTTTTTCTCTATCTTCTTGTGGTTGATCATCAATTGAATCTGCCAATATTATATAACCTCTTGGAAGTGTATCTCCATTTTTTACACTTAAAACACCGGCAGTCTTCCAAACACCTGGTGCAATAAATCCTATTTTTTTAGCTTTTTCAAGTGGCTCAGTAATATAATTCAACATTTTATCCATACCTGGATCCGTTTGAGGAACTTTACTTTCAGAAGTAAGAGCATTTACAACTGCAGTTTGTATATTGTTAGTTAGCATATCCAAATTTAACAGTTCATCAAAGAATGTTCCATCTGCCATTGTACCTTCTTCAAATACATTGTATACAGAACCTCGATTTATATAAACATTTCCATTTAAGTTCTTTATTATTGTCACTTCTATTGATGTTAATGGATCCGTTTGTATTCCAATTTCTTTTTTAAATGCTAAAGTATAAGCTGAATCTGCAGTTTGCTTATTCGCTCCCATGGCATAACCCATTATTGCAACTATCGCATTTTCATTGGTTGAGTATTGACCTAAGGTTCTATGAATGCTTTTACCTTTCAATATCTCCATTACATTATCTTTAACACCTGCTTTAACATCTGAATCACTTGTATTATAAAAATATGCTGACTCAGGTTTTGCAGATTCAATATATCCAGCAACAGATATAATATCTGCTTTCTCAGCATCACAAATTGTACATAAATACCACTCTGAATTTGCTTGCCTACATGCTGTTACTGCTTTAATGGCAGTTTCATCTAATGCCCATCTACCTATAGCTACTTTTCGTGGCTTAGGATTTTGAGAAAAATAAATCTTTGCTGCAATAAACTCAGGCTCCTCTCCTTTCCAATGATCTGCAGTCATATCATCTAGCTTTTCATATACTTTTATTCGTGTGTCTATATCAATAATTTCTGACTTACCAATTATAAGGCCTAAATTAAAATTAGTTCTTACTTGTGACACAGGGCCTACAGTAACCGTAACATCTACAATGTCATTAAGTGATAAAGTTGACGTTGACATTTACACATTCCTCCTATCTATTAGTTATTAATTGTACATTTCCGCCTAAAATATAAGGCACTTGTTTTTCTCTTATAACCGCTTCATTAAATGTTGCTGAAAAATCTGTTCTTTCCCACCATTGGCTATTGTATAGTTCTGGTAATCTAGTGGGCATTGATACATCTGTTACCAAGAAAAGATTCTTCTTTTTCATTTCAAGCATATAATCATAATCAAAAATTAAATTTCTTATTAAATCTGCATTGTCATATGAATTAGGACCATATAAAGTCCAATCTATCTTATGGACTCTTGTATATCCTGTCTTCTTATCTGCAATGGTATTGTCATCTTTGTTTGGATCATAGATTATATTTAATTGCCTGGCCATCTTATCATCTACAGGAGTTATTCTTAAAAAAACAATATCTTGGTCAATTTTCCACGAAGGTGCTCCAGTAGTTGGCCATGCTATTCTTACTTTGTCTTGATTTTCTTTTTTGGTCATATCTAAATTAAGCATTTTGCAAGTTATTTCTTGAAAAAAGTCTTCTAATTCTTTAAGTTTTAATACTTGAGCTGCCATTAATCACTAGCCAACCGTATTCCTATAGCACTGAAATATCCATAATCACTATAAGGATTAACAGAATATATTTTATATCTTTCATCGTGCCATAATAATTCATCAGCAGTTCCTGAATCATTCGGTGCATTTCTAGATGTATAAAGTTCTTTTACACAATGAATTACTATTTCTCCACCTGTTCGGTCACCTTCTGGGATGAATTCTATTTGTTTAGCACTTGCAATGCTTATTGTTCCAACAATTTTAATTTCAATTTCTGTTTGTTCAAATCTTCCTTTTATCCATTCACCAATTTTTCTATATACTGAGAATGTTTGTGCAAATCTTGGGTCTGTTACAACTAATGATAAATCAATCATTAAACAGCACCATCCTTTATTACATAGGTTATAGATTTGCGAAGTTCCCCTTTGTCAATTAAGGGATTATCCGAATGTTTTTTCGCTATTGTTCTCTCTGAATTAGGTGCCCAATTATTAGATGGATTTGTAAACCATTCTCTAGCAATATTTTGCCCTTGCATTCCTACTTCATTTAAGGCTGGTGTTATATCTCCACCATTTAAAGCTACAGTTACGGCATCCTTCATTAATTCAGCTACTTGATCTTTTGAATTGTCTATTGCAGGTTCTAATATTGGTCGTGGTGGAGAATGCCACAAAGGAGACCCATGCTCATGTACATATAATTCATGTGCCTGACTATAGGGCATCTTATCAACATCATGTTGCATTTCTTTTATCATTGATTTATTTCTGATACCATTTGTATGGATATACATTAATTCCGCATTAGATATATTATCTCTTTGGGTATCTTCTTCGCTTGGAACCCCAACGCATACAGTTTTCTTTGCTAAGTCTTTGAGCGAATTTACAATATCACTTGTTAAGTCTTTAGTTATAGACACATTTGTAAAACCACTTAACATGAATACATCACCTCCTAATAGACATACATTCCACCTTTACCCAATAATCTTCCTATCCCAGCTAATTGAAGTCCATATGCGGTTGTTTTAAATCCTGCCCATCCTTCAATCCCACTAGCTATAATGCTGAAATCTGTACTTACAGACACATCACCAACGCTAACAGATGTTTCCAAACCTCTTGCTTGTCCTGCTTTTAATATTCCTGCAGCGCCACTATCTGGATCCGCAACACCTTGTACGTATAAAGTACAAAAATGAGCTATAAATAAACTCATTCCAACTTTCCAATATCCATGCCATCTAGCTTCCTTTATACAATTATTAGCTAAGTCCAAATACATTTGAGTAATTATTTGAGGTACAACATAAGTTTCATCTGTAGCAGGACCAAATTGAGGATAGATAGCGTAAAAATCATCCGATACATAAGGTGGATTAGTACCTGTTTTTATATTGCTAGCAGTTGCTACAATTCCTAACATAGAATCACCTACTTATTATATTTATTTGTCTAAATCTCCATTTTCAGCAGCAACTTTACTTTTCTTAGTGGTTGTTATTGTTAAACATCCATCATCTTTTGCCAGCTTGAACTCATCTGTTTTACCTACCCATTCTGGAGCATCTGTAATTGAATGGCATGGTAGTGTGAAAGTTTCTTGATCACCTTTGAATTTAAGTGCTTTAGTTGAATATAATAACATCTTATTCCCTCCCAAAATTAAGCAATAAAAAAAGCCTTAGATAAACTAAAACTTAAATTATTGCTTATATTAAATTATTTTATTTTCTTAGATTCCATCAGCATACTCAATACATTGTGTATAAAGCACCTTAACTTGACCTATATTTGCAACATAACCTGTTAAATAAGCCATATCACCAACACTTTGTTGAGTCATTGCTCTTTGAAGTGGTACTGGAATATCTAATAGTATTTTGCTTTCATCATTAACATATGCAACCATTCTATTAGTTCCATTGATTCCAGCACCTACACACCATCTACTTGGTGCAATATAAAGATCTACATCTTGGTTCTTTCCAATGTTATTTTCTAATAAGTAGTTTAAGATTGACATATTCCCAGCATCACTTACAACTCTAGAAACAATATAAGCATACTCTTGTGGCGAAATAAGAATATGATTTGCCATACCGCTTGTATCATATTCAGAATTTTTCCATGTCTCATTTAAGATAGCATTTACATCATCTAGAATTTCTCTAGGTGTTTTAGTTGCCCACGTTTTAGTTCCGGCTGCTCCAGTCGCTACAATTGAAGCTGTAACATTAGGATTATTAACTAATCCATATACTTTCTCTTCTGGAACACCTTTATATGTCATATAATCAATTGATTTATTGTAATTAAGTTTTATTCCAGTATCTAAGATACTGTCTAATGATCTACCTATTCCTTGCATTTTTTGTTGATCTATGAAAGGTACCTTTAACACATTTGACCATCCAAATACCTTGAATATATCTTTACTAGTATTTGCTTGTACTAACGGAATATCATTTGATTGCCCTCTGATTAATCCATTTCCATTTCCACCAGTAGTTGCATAATCAACGAATAGGTTAGAAGTTGTTTCAACCCATCCTCCACCTGTTTTAACTGGTATATCCCTAGCAAATGTTACTGATGCAAGGGGTTCATTAAGTTTTGTATCTCTTTTTTCAAGTTCTCCATTTAAATAAGCCATACCATTTCCAATTCCAGCAGCATCCATTGCGGTAGCTGCATAACCAGGAAGTGGGCATACTTGTCCATTGTTATATAAATTCATATTTCTTTCCTCCTATCCATTTGCTCTAGTAAGTATTGTAACTTCTGCAATTCTATTGCTATCCATCTTACCAGTTTTCCATCTTAAATTTGGAATTTCTAAAGTATTTGTACTATCTGCTGCTGCTTCAAATTGTCCTACTTTTCCAGCTGGTATTGCAGCATTTGCAACTGTTCTAATATAAACTTTTCCACTTGCTGTAGGAGTTCCAACATTACACTTCACTGTCATACTTCCTCTTTGAAGTACATCCATAATTGAACCTGGTAAATATGATCCTGCTGCTGCAAAATAATCAGTAGCCTGCTTAACTTCTCTTACCGAAATACCTGCAAATGTTGCAGCTGTTCCACTAGCACCAAATCTTGAATATGTGTTATCTGGATTTAATGCAACTGGTTCTCCAAATAAGATACTTGGTTCTGTTTCAACTCCATCTGTTACTATACTTTTAATTGACCTTGGAGTAATTATTGTATCTACTGATCTAGATACGGTACCTGCATAGCCTAAATTAAATTCAATTCCTACTGCTGCTCCTGACATATTAATTCATCCCCTTTTTTGCTTTATGTGGATTACGACTTGCATACTCATTATCTATTTTTGCATAATTCTTTTCCGCTGAATCTGCTGCTTTTTGAACTTTAGATGCAGAATTAGCTTTTTGAGCATTTAATATTCCTTGGTATCCATTGCCTTTAGTTGTAGTCTTCTTAGCCTTTTTGAATTGAGCCATTAATGAATCACAAGCAACCTTTCTTTCTTTTGGATCCTTTATAGCAGCAATTACTGGTTTCATAGCTTTTAATGCAGTAAGCATTGCTGCACTGTCAGCACTTTTTACTGTTTCCTCTTCAGCTTCTTCATCCATTTCCTCAACTGGAACTGTAACTGAGTCTTCTTCTTCTCCAGCTGTATTTTCATCTTTTGCAAGTTCTTCAATCATTGCATCAATTGCATCTTCTGGTTTTTCATCGTTAATTTTATTACCTTCCAATAACTTAGTTACTAGGTCTGTAAGTTTATCTACCTTAGCAGTTAATGCAGCTACTCCATCTTCATCATTTGCGTTTTCTTTTTCCTCTTCTTTTTTAGGTTCATTTTTTTCCTCGTCATTACCTTCTTCTCTTTCATCTGCTAATGCATCTAAAGCTTCTGCAATTTCTTCTGGTTCTGCATCTTGTGCAAAATGTTTAACTCCCATAGCAGCAAAAAGATTTGTTATAGGTCCACGTTGTTTCTTTGGAATTTTAATTTTATTCATTTTTTTCTTTTCTCCTTCCAATATCTCGTTCATTTTTGAATCTTTTATTGCAACACGATCTCCTGCTCTGCCATTTTCTACAACAGCTACATGATTACCGCATATTTGCACTTGGCTATATGTTCCATCGCCATTATCAACACAATTAAATTCATAACCGCATGAAACTTCTCTTTTCCCTTGATCTATCTCTTTTATTAGATCATCATTATAAATAATTAAATCAGCTAGCAATAAATCTGTTTCAGTTGGACTTCTCCGTACATTTTGAACAGCACCTTTAATATATAACTCACTATTTTGTGGAGTTAATAAATCTGGTGGATGTCCATTGGTTACAATTTTACCTTCAAATGATGAAATTGCTTGCTTGCTAAAGACTTCCTCTGGACTTCTATATACTTTAACTATTTGTTGTCCTTCTAATCCTATTTCCTGTGGTAAATACTCATACCAACCTGTTCTTGCTATAGGCACATTAAAACATACTAGAAAGCCATCTGGTGTCTTTGTCATATTTTCGCTTATTCTTGATCCGTAAAATGCTTTCATCTTATTTTTATCACCTCCTTTCAAAGAAATTTGAGCATAATAAAAAGCCTTATTTCTAAGACTCTTCTTCCCACACCACTTCTTTTAATATTCTTCTATCATTTAATGATAATCTGACTAACTTTTTATCACTTCCAAGCCCATCTATTAAACTTCTAAGGGTATCTTCATCAGTAAACCTAAATCGTTCTATATCTCGAATACTGTTTCTTACTCTACGTAGCCAATTTGTTTCTATTTCATATCTAATTAATAATTCTTCATCTTCTGCATTGTAAAAGTTTTTATTCTTTTGTTGTATCAAACGTTCGATTTCTTCTAAATACTCTTTCTGATAATAATTTAATCTTTCTTTTATAATCTCTTCCATTGCAATTATATTGAATTCCATCACTTAATCCCTTCACTCATAATGATTTCATGCTTATTCTTTTTCGAGAAATTCACCACATACCTTTTTAAGAATATTTTCTGTATATTCTTCATCTGCTATTAATATTTCCAAAACATCTTTTTGATTAAGTCCAGTTTTTTTAGAAATGTATTTTATTCTTTCTCTAGATATATCAATATTTTCAGGTATATTAATTTAATCTTCTTTTTGAGTATCTTTTGAATTATTATTTGTCATTTCATTCACCCCTATTTTATTCCACTACCTGTTGATGGTGGCTTTAGATTTTCTTCAGCATGACCACTTGATTTATAAATAATTTCCCCATTTTATTATATCGAGAAATTTTGATTTCCCGAAATAAATATTCATATTTATTTAAATTAGAAAGTATTTAGATTGACTTCCAGCATTTTTATGCACTTATTTATAGTTTTTTGCATATTTATTCTAATTATTTGTGAATATTATTCATTTTATCTACATATTATTTTTAAATCTTATTTTCTTTTACCAAATACTCAACTATCTTTTCACGAATATATCTATTTTTTGTATTAACTTCATCCATATTTCCAAAAACATTAGCTGGTATTCTTATCATAAAATTTAAAACATCTTTTTTATATCTAAAAGTTACTCCATAAGCTAACTTACAAACGTTTGGTTCAACACTTAGTATCTCCAAATCACTATTGCAAGCAAAACCAGTATAGTCTATTAAATATTTGTACTTTTCTTTTATATCCTCTACCATATCCACAGTGTTCTTTTTAGTTTCATCCTCTTTTGCTTCTTCAAATTGATAACTAATTAAGCAATTAAGATTTATTCCTACCTCTTTGCCAAAATGAATAACTCCCTCTTTTATTAAAACTTGGTATTGTAACATATCTGCATTTTTTATTGTGATACTATCATTTGTAGTCACTATATATAAATTTAAAATAATAATCTCCCCCTTTACATTTATTTAATTTAGCCTATAAATTCATATTTACCTGTAATGATGATATTGACTCAAATTGACTTTTAGTCATGGTTTGAATTTGTCCTTTATAATAAACTTTATGTGGCCAAGAAATAAAGTCTAACCTTATCACTGGCTCTGGGTAACATCTGCAGTTATATATATTACCCGCATGATATTTCCCAACCGACTTTTTACCATCTAACTTTTCTGGTGAAGGTGGGTCATCCCAAAATATTATTACATCATCCATAATGTCATGTGACCTTCTAACACGTTGATCTTTACTTGTTCTCCATATATAAATTGGTAACCTTAAACTATCACATCTAGCTTTTGTTAATGCTGTTGAAGTCTTTGAAACTTCTGTTCTAGCGATTGACTTAGCTTTTGATTCATACATCTGTGGAAACTTGTTTAATAAATCCTCCGCAATATATTTTGATCTTCTACCTTTTTCAGTTTCTTCTGCAATAAATGTTGTTATCTGTGGTCTTATAGATGTTGGCATACTTTTAATTAATTTTGCGTTTCTTTTAATTTGCTCATTTATAGATTTCCCTATAGGTCCGTTTAATTCATTCTTAAGAGCCTCATATATCCCTTTACCTTTTGAGTTTGTTCTTGCCGCTTGTCTCCATGTTCTTCCTGCATCTGAAAACAAACTTGTTACCATCTTCATGGCTTCTCTTTCAGCATACTCATTAAATTCTTTACTCTTTGTAAATTTCTTAATGGTTCTTAATATACTCTTTAAGTCTGTCAATCCATTTAACTTTTCTTCTAAACCCTTCATGATCTGTCGCAAAGCCTTTTTGTACATTACTTCGATTCTTCGCTTTGGTGCCCATAAATCCTTGGCTGTATTCTTCTTCGGTATCATATGAGTTCACCTCGCTTCCCATATATGGCATATCTCCCATAGGGTTTGTACTATCCTCAGCATTATCTATATCTTCATCAGTGATATTAGTAAACATTCCTGTAGTATCTCCTAATTGTCTTAATTCTTTTAGTCCAGTTTTTTGACTAATTAATCCAGATACAAATAGTTCATTAATTGCAGTTGTTTTTTTACCTATTATCTCTGCAACTTTATCTTCACTTGGAGTTTCTATTGGATTACATTCATAATCTAAATCATCTGGGACAGAACCAAACTCACTAACGTACATAATTGGTAATAACTTATCTAATGCTGGCTCTAGTTGAGCTGATTGCTTTTGCTCTATGGTATTATAATAATTATCTTTATCTCCATCACCTGTGGCATTCATACCTTGTGGAGCACGTCCAAATATTTTAGTTACTGGCATTTCAGCAGCACCCGCAATATCCAACATAAAAGATTCATATATATCATTTAGTCCAGCAAATGAATATTGATGTGTTTGGAAATCATCATCTTTATTCATTATGTACATGCCCGAATTAGACATTAATGTATTTTGAGCTTGTACAGTATCCCATAATTCCTTTTGAGCTTCTTCATCTCCAACTGCAAGTAATTCTCCTAAGTCAGCCATCTTTAATACTCTTAAATTAGCCAAGAATACTAACTGTGCTATATTATAACTTGTATTATCTCTTTTCTTTAATTCATCGAATATAAGTTCAATTTCACTTATTCCCCATTGTTGTTCTGCGTATCTTTCAATCTGTGGCAAATCCCTACCAGTAAACCTTAATACTCTACTATGATGAACCTCAATGCTTATGTCATCGGCAACCCAATGATAAGTTTCAGGTAATCCAAAATCAGGACTTGTAATATCATTTATCCTATTTGCTCCAGGTGTTAATCCCGTCCACCTATCACATGGTATTAATCCTTTAAATGATTGTGGCATTATCGTACTGTAATCTAATGGTTGGTCAAGCATATCTTCATGTCCTTCGATTATTATTACAGCTCCAGCACCTCCATATAACCTAGACCACTTAATACATTGTAATATATCCTTTTGAACTCTAGTTGTACGTTGTAGCCTATCAAACCTTTTAATATCATCCGGTTCCATTTGAGTTTTAATTGTTATCCAATTCTTACACATATCTTCTGCAACACAATCTATTATCTTTCTAACTATCCAATGTGATCTATATAAATTATTTATTAGCTGAAAGTTTTGAGTAAGTCTTGTCATAGAATATTCTGTACCTTCAAGGAGGTTTGGAGTTCCAGCTCCTAATCTGGCTAACATATTTGAAAAAGCGTCCATAGATATTGTTTTACCATTTGTTGCTTTATTAGCTATGTTGTTTGTATTAGGTTTTGAATCTCTACTATATTTTCTATACTTTTTAGTTTTTTTCACTTTATTTCCTCCTTTCAACATAATAAAAGAAGGATGCGCTTTAAACACATCCTTCTTTTATTATATTTAAATATTTATCTAGTGTCGGCCTTGATACATTACACATCTTAGCATAATCTGTTTTACTAATAGTTCCATTATCATATATATCATATAAATCTTTTATCTTCTGAGGTATCTTTTTGAATGTTAATCGTGGCCGTCCTACAATTTTACCTTTAGCTCTTGCATTAGCCACTCCACTTTTAACTCTTTGACTTATCATATTTCTTTCTATCTCAGAAAATACACCCATCATCTTAAGCATTCCTTCTGTCATTGGGTCTAGTTCTTTTGTACAATCAACGATGAATGTTCCAAATATAAGCCTCAAACGTTTATTCTTTGCAAATTCTATTATTTCACATAGCTGCTTTGTACTTCTTGTAATTCTGGATACTTCTGTAGATACAATAGTGTCCCCTTCAGCAACTATATCTAAGAGCCTTTGTAATTGAACTCTATTAAGCTTAGTACCGCTTTCATATTCTTTATATACATTTCTTTTCTCTGTAACACCTAATGCTTTTAAATCTCTTTCTTGTCTACTTATATCTTGCTTAGATTCATTGGTTGAACATCTACAATATCCAAATATCATATTAACTCAATCCCCTCATTCACTTCTTGAGTTAATTATATTCTTATTTTTTATAATTGTAAAGAAAAACGTTGTAAACTAAATTGTTAATGTTTATAACCTATTTTAGCCATTTTAAGACCATAGATTTGTTAAATGTAAATGTAAGTCTTAACAAATGTTTTTCTTTACACATTGAACATTATTTCCTATTTCGCTAATCTTCTAGGTTTAATAATTGTCTTAATAAGGTACCTTATGCAATCCGCTCCATGATCTGCAACTTTTACTGGTTTTTCTTCGCCTCTTTGTGCTGCTTTTTCATCCCAGATATAAGAAATTATATCTCCTATAGATCTTTTACATTTATCTTTTACCATTTTAATTTTTCTTTGTGAAATCATTGTAGCAGTCATTCTTATACCATCAGAAACTTCATTGTCTGCATCTTTAATTCTTAATCCTCTAGTTCTTAATTCAGCTTTAAAACTTGCAGCGGAAGGATCTAATATTATATATCTTGGATGTGGTCCTTCCTCAACAAACTTCACTAAATCATCTGCGTATTGCTTATCTGTTTTTTGAGCTTGAGCCACTTTACTATCATAGTAATACTCTCTAGGAATCCAAATGGTATCTCCATCATCGTAAGTATCTAAAAACACCATTGGATTAGTGGTACCATAATCAATAACTATATATCTAGTATTACTTTTTACGTTTGTTGGTAGTTGCTCTTCTGTTATTTCATTTTCTTCATTCCACATATCGAATATAGCACCTTCGGCCATTACCCATAATCCTAATATGTAACGCTTGAAGAATACTCCTATATACTGGCTTCTATAACGTTGTTTTATTCTTTCAGTTAACGATAAATTATCGTCCATTGTAAAATGAAGATACAATATGTTTTTAAGAGCTATGTCCTTAGCTCTTAATTCTTCCTGCTCAGACTTACTTAAATATCCTATAGACTTATCAATCCAATTAACTTTAAACCAATGTAATGGTCCATTTGGATTACAGTTAAACCAATATTTACTTCCATCTACAGAACAACGCCCTGTGGCTTGGTTAACAAATGATTCAGGCATTAACGCAACTTCATCAAAGAATGCCCCTGCCAATGTAATACCTTGTACAGTGTCTTGGGATGCTTCATCTCTACCACCAAAAATATAAAAATAATTACTTTTTTTATTTTTGCTTATTATAAAAACATTATCGCCCATTTCAGAGTACTTATTTATTTTATAACCTCTGCTCCAAAGCATTAACCTTAACCAAAACCATACATTACGTTTAAAGCTTCCTATTGTTTTACCACACATACCAAAATTTTGATAACTAAAGCTCTCCATGGCCCACATTACAAAGCTTATTGACATTGCAATAGTTTTACCACTTCTAATAGCTCCATCAGCTATAATTCCATCATAATCTTTTACAGGACTAGATTCTGTCCACCAATTCAATATCTTCCTTTGTCTTTTAGAAAATTGCTTGAATTTAAAAACTACTCTAGCTATTTTCTTCATCTGACCAATCCTCCTCAGCTGAACCATTTAATGCTTTTATAAATCCATCATCAGGAACTTCTGTATCCTCGTCACCAGTCATAATCTTAATTTCTTCTCTTAGTTTCTGAACTCTTAGCTTCTGCTCTTCTGTTGCTAAATTCCAATCTTTATGAAGTAGTTCTTCATACTTACTTATCATATTTTGTAACGTGGCCATTGCCTTACTTTGTGAATTTAAAAAAGTTGCTTGTCTATCCCATGCAAATTGAAATTCATATTCCTCTTCTCTATACACTTCAACTTTAACTTCATTACCATTCTTATCTTCTTGAATTTCATTTTGAACCTTAGTCTTTTTAAGCTCTTTTATCATTTCCTTTTTATTCTTAACTTCCATTATCTTTTGGCTGCTTATAACTGCAGCAAATTGTAATTGGATATTAGTCCATAAAATATCTAGTGAATTAAGTCCAGCATCAGCTGTTCCTTTTATTATATTTCTGGTTACTGTTGGAAGATATTTTTTTAAGAAAGACTTATCTAAATGTTTTGTAGGATCAAAATAATGTCCATGTTTAAGATTATTAAGATTCCCTTTCTTAGCTCCGCTTTTATTGCCTACTGCATTCTTATTCCCCTTCGGAGCTCCTACCTTACCATTTAATTTTATTCCCCATTCATCATTTCTCTTCCATGCATACACATTAACTAATTTTTCCTCTAACATTTCTGCTATTTCTTTTGGAGTAATCTTCCCATTATGTTCTTTATAAATTTCAAATGCTTTATCCCTATTAGGGCTTCTTGGTTTTCTCATAATACTAATTACCTCCAAATAAAAATATTATTTATAATAAACCAGTAGAATACTATATATTGTGAGGTGGAGGAAAATCACCTCACTTTCACAAATTAAATTAAATTGAATTTCTACTGGCTTATAGCATACTAAAAGCACCTACAAGAAATTTGTAGGTGCTTACTTTTATTGTTCATCATATATTTTTATATATTTATATAAAGTACTTCTGCCAATGCCTAACATTTTCGCAAATCCACTAGCTGAAATATTCCCATATTCGCCTTTTTTAAATTTATCATATTGTTTTATAAAATCATCTGATAACTCAGCTTTTGGTCTCCCTAATTGTGTTCCACTAGCTTTTGCTACCGCTAACCCTTGATTTATACGTGAAACTATCTTTTCTCTTTCTTGTTGGGCCATATGTGCCTTAAGTGTTATAAATATATCTGCTATCATATTGTAAATGCTAGAATCTTGAATCTTTTCCCATTCATTTAAATAAGGAGTATCAAGAGCAATTATTCTTATTCCTTCAACTTTTAGCTTTTTAAATTCCATTATAACATCATCAGCATTTCTTCCTAGCCTATCAATATCGGTGATAATTAATATATCCTCTTTTCTAAGTTTTGATTTTAACATAGAAAATTGTGGTCTATGATCTGCTTGAATTGTTCCTGAAATTCTTTCTTCAACTAATTCATTAAATGTAAATTCATTAGCTGCTGCATACTGCTCTAAAGTTATTCTTTGGCGGTCAGTTGTTTGCTTTTCCTTTTGTGTAGAAATTCTCATATATCCAAATATCATAATTATCAATCCCTTTCGATTAACTTATCTTATGATATTATTATAACTGTCTATAAAATCATATACAAATATCATAGACATTAATAATAAATAATTACTCCTATTTATCTACACTTTCTCTTTAATTTACTCTCTTATTCTTTGTTTATCAATTCATATGATTTATAGACACTAAATTTTTCTATAAATCAGGTATTGCTTTTAGCATTTTTCTGATTGTTTCAGGATGGCCCATTATCTTATTATTTATAAAATATATTTGTGGATCTGGTATAGGTTTAAATCCATACTTTTTATTCCACTTCTTTTGAATTCTTCTATTTTTATGTTTCTTTAATGGTTCCTTAGAATATCCTTTTATAAAAGTACTTTGTAAAACAATCTCCATTCCATTCACTTCTTTTATTTCACTTCTTTCATTTGATACTTTAATATCTTCTTCGCTTTTTTCTGATGAAATTATCGCTCCAGTTCCTAGTTTTGGTGGACGTGGATATATTGGGGGTATACATATTTTAATATTAACGTGTTCCTTTTGTTTTGGCTTATCTTTTTCAAATGAATTTCTAAAATTAATACTGACTATCAATATACATATTATTATTGTTGCACATATACTAAATGTTATTTGGACAGCTTCACTCATTATTTTCCCTCCCATTATTTTCTGCAATAAGTTCTAACATAGCTGCCGCTATATTTTCAAATGGGGATGATTTATGAGAAAAATCTCTATTAATTGATAATTTATTTTTAATTTCAATCTGCATTCCAATGTACTTTTCAAAACATTCTCTAATTTCTGATTTATATATCGAATCTGAATCCCTATATAATTCTATTTCCTGAATTATATTATTTTCATTAACTTGAATGTGCCCCCTTGTTGCCCCTATACATCTTATTGACCATTTATTTTTGTATTTATCATAGATATAGTTGTTTGTTAAATATCCTTCACTTTCATATGTTAAATATGTGTCCATTTCTCTAGTTAAATCATTTACTAAAAAACCTAAACTTCCTGTTACATCAGTTATTAGATATTTTATACTAGTTTGTGTATTAGGCTTTTCAGTATATATTGTGCTTGAACAATTAGGACATTGATTCCCTTCATATTTAGCTCCACATTGATAACAATACTTCATAATTTCACCCTCCAAATTTCTCATAATTTAATTATGTACACAATAAAAACACCTGATATTTAATTACCAAGTGCTTTTATTCTATACATTAATTATCATATTAATATTGTGTGTTACTGCTTAAAATCAAATTGAATATACTCTACTTATTTTTTCTATCATTGGCCAATAATAAAGTTCTTTAATATACTTTTGATTATCATATGTTAAAATAATATCTGCACCAGGTATTCCCATATGCAATGTATCTAATAATGTTGCAAGTGATATATGATCCTCAGTAGTATAATAACAATTATATAGGTCTTTACCTTTATTTCAAAATATGGTGGATCTATAAAGATAGTTGTATTTTCTAAGTAATACATTTCCTCAATAAGTTCTTCTGCATCTATATTGGAAACTTCTATCCTTGATTTCATATTGTGAATTTGATTTATTCTATTAATTAAAACTGTTGAATTCCATCTTGATAACAATTTATCAATGTTTTTATCTTTTTTACCTCCAAGCGGTCCAGCTTTACATATACCTGAAAAAGCTAACCTATTTACGACTAAACAGCTCCAAGCTGCAGTTAGTATATTACAACTATCATATTGGCCATTTACGATTTCTTGAGCATTGTAAAAATCTAAATAACCAGGAGTAATCTCTTGTATCATTCTAATAAGTTCAGATGGATTATTAACTGCAAGATAGAATAATGAGTAAATTCCATAATCTACATCATTCAATATCAGCTTGTCAATAACATTAGCTTCTAATAATGCTAAACCTAAACTCCCTCCTCCTGAACAAGCCTCAACAAATGTATTACATTTGCTTTCTTGTAGCTTTGAATATAAGTAATCTGTTAACTTACTCTTTCCCCCAGGATATCGCAAAGGAGAAATCCTTTTATTAAACTTAATAGGAGCTTTATAATGAACTATATGTCTTTTACTTTTATCTTCTAGTATAAGAGTGAATTTTCTTTTATTGTTATCTTCTTTATTGAAAAAGGTATGTCCATCACAATCCGGGCACCAAAAACCATTATTATTTATAAAATCTAATTCAAAATCATCTGTTGTTCCTTCAGCACCACAAAATTGACATTTTAATATTGCGTTTCCATATCTACATTTTTCTATTTCATTGAATAATGAGAGCTGTTGATAAAACATATTTCAACCCCCTCTTTAATTTATATCTGTTTCTAATTCTTGAACTAACTCTTTTTTATATTTATAATAGGTATTCCTTGCAAGTCCTATTAATTTCATAACCTCAATATCATTTAGAGTTCCTTGAAAATCCTTACTATACTTCAAAATATGTTCTTTAGCTTCAACGCTTTTCTTAGTTATAATCTTAATGCCTTTTTTCTGCCCTATTTGCTTACCATTTAATCTTGCTGTTTCTATACCTTCCTTTGTTCTTTGATGAAGATCTTCGACTTCTTTTTCTGATTGAATAAACGCTAATTTAATTTGTTCTTTGGCCAATGCTAATAAATATTTATTTATTCCCTCTAATATGAAATCAACATTAGTTCCAGTCATTTCTATATTATTAGTTAATGCTTTCTTATATGTCGATGTATTTATGTGCTGCTCTTTCAAGAATACTAATTCTATTCCTTTATTGAATAGATCTTCATATAGTTTATATCCTTCATCAGCATTTCTACTCATACGTGATACTGAATCAAAAACTATTATATCTCCTTCAGATATCTTACTTAATAATTTTGTAAGTTCTTTTCTAGTTTCAATTTTTGTTCCAGTAAATACTTCATCGATTATCATTGAGTTTGGATATTCTGATAATATATTTCTATGTTGTCTCTCAATTGATTGCTTGTTAGTTGATATTCTACAATAACCATATATTTTATTCATATCTTTCACCTCATATTAAAATATAGTATTTATTCTAACGACCGTTTTATTTGATACTGTAAATATATCAGATTTAAAATAGAATATCAATAACTTTTAATACTTTTTCTTTCTGCGTTAATTTTGATACTCATTTGATTTCCCCTATTTATTAGTATTGCGAATTACTATAGTTCATTCTTTACTATTTGTTTTATCATTTTTAATAAATATTGGTTGGTTTCTTCATTTGGTTTTTGCTCTTTATATAAAGTCTTAAAAGTATCCTCAATCCATTTTAATTGGTACTCAGATTCCTTTATATATTCGTATTTTGATAACTCTCCTGCTTTAACAGATAATAGATATTTCCCATACCAATCTTGTTGGTCATTCAAGTCATATTTTATTGCATATTTAAAATCATTGAAGTCACTTTGTGCAAACCTATGAAGAAAATCAAGTATTCTTAAACTATGCATTGCTTGTTTAGTATCATATCCATATTTCTCAAGTAGATATTGTGTACCCTCTGTACCTTTATCTACTTGTTTCTTTTTAATGATATGCATTCCAATACAAGCATCATAAAGATAAGGTAAGTTCATTTTTGCAATTTCATCTCTATGTCTAAATATGGTTGTTAAACAACTTTTACTGTCAGCATTTAATTTTAGATTAATGGAACTTTCTTCCGAGAATAGAACTTCAAGAAAATTAACATTTGCTTTCCACCATAAAGAACTTGTTTTTCTTATATCATGTACATCAAAATCCTCTACTTGTCCTATATATGATTTACTAAATTGATTATTAAAATATAAATCATCAAAAGTTGGTGCTACAAACACTTTGTAATCTTTATCACTTGTTTCAGTATTTAAATTATAATTATGAGAACCAACTAAGGCTCTAAATATTTCTTTTCTTCCTCCAAAATCCATTTCTAATTCCTCCTTAAAGTTACTATGTCAAATCTACACATTGCTCTTGAATAATATATATATAATTTTTTATATAATGAAATCTAAGTAAGCCCTTTAACTCCAATACGTAACGAGTAAAATAATTGAGTTGAACCGAGTCTGTTTTATATATAATTTCTTGCTTACTCATTTTTTGATTTTTCATTTATAACCATACAACTTTAAAAGCATTGATATATAAGGCTTTAAGAAGGTTTTCCCATTTCTCTTACAAAAGGTAATAAGGGGGAGAATTACTGATATCTTTTTTTAGTCTCTTATATTAGTAGATATTTTTTATTTACCCCTACTATAAGCACCAGTTTGTTTTTTACCTATACATTTATTTCCATTAACTTAAATTCCTTCTGCAGCCATCTTTGCAGCATCCCTTTTCATCTTATTTTTTGTTCCTAAATATAGTTTTGTTTCCTCTATGCTTTTATGTCCTAAAGCTATCCTAACAGTCTCAATATCATGCCCTGACTTTTCATATATCTTTGTCGCATATGTTTTTCTAGGACTATGTCCACTTATATGCCTCAGATTCATTTTCTTTCCAACTGCAGTAAGTATTGCACTATATGATTTTGGACTAATATATTCACTTCCATCTCCTTTATTTGAAGGAAATGCGAAATCTTTTCTCTTCTTTTTAGCTATATATTTTTCTAATACATCTCTTAATGGTTTTTCTATATCAGCATCTCTTTTTTTAGGGCATGGCCTATTGGGATATTTACTTAAATTAGATAGCCATTGCTTGTACTGCTTACTTTCCTGAATTAAAAAACGTCCTTCATCAAGCGCATCTTCTATTTGCCCTACAGTTAATCCGACTAGATCCCCTAATCTATATCCTGTTGCTCTTGCCAACATAAATAGAGTGAAATTTCTATCCGAATACTTTTTGCTATATTCTTTTAATTCTTCTTTGAATTTTTCATATTTATTATCCGGAATAGGTGCTGCTGTTCCCTTCTCCCAATCCCTTTTTTTCTCTTCTTCCATTACTTCACCTGCTTCATCGCACCCTTATGTCTTTTATAGGAAGAATGAGACATTAACTCTTCTATTTCACGCTCACTTAATTTCTCATCTTTCTTTTTATCTTTAATTTTCATCAATTTATTATAGCTGCCAACATCGTTTTCCCTTAAAATACGTTTTACTGTCATATTCCCAACCCCCTTTAAATTTATGCAAGAAAATGAGCCACTAATTACTTAGTAGCTCATTTTCTGACTTCTTATATTTTTTAGTTACTCTCTTTTCATACAGCTCTTTACTATCATCATTTTTTAACATTCTGGGTACATCCCAAGGTAAAGTCTCTTCTGGAACATTCACTATTATATCTCCATTAGAGATTGTTTTATATATGCTTGGATTTTTCTTTATAAAAGCACTATCACCCATACAGCTAATAGCTTCATAATTAATTGCTTTTTCAACTTCTTTTTTCTTATATCTAGTTCTTTTATGTTGCAATAAATAATTTTTTAAATTTCGCTCTATACACTTTTTTACTGTATCTATTTTTAAATCTAATCTACCTGCTATTTCAGAAGGAATGAGACCCTCTTCAATATATAAATATTTTACTAATTCTTTATCTACTATTGATTTCAAGATTATTCCTCCCATCAAAAAGTGTATAGTTCACCCAAACCATAAAAAGGGACATCCTTTAATTCTGTAAAAAATATTAATCAGTAATATGACTTAAATTCCTGTATAATTACTTATTGTAATCATCTTAACAAAAAAGTCGTGCTTTGAACACGACATAAACACGACATTTAGCACGACATTTTTATTTTTTTTTCTATTCTTTGAACATGTCTTGTACTTATACCTATTAAATTTGCTGCTTCTTCTTGGGTATAGTTCTTAATAATTCTTAAATATTTTACTTTATCTTCTGTTTTTTTTAGTTTATTTATATATTTTTTATCATTATCTGTATCAGATACAGATAAATCTAACTCTCTTAACACAGATTCCTTAACCATTATTTCCTCCTACTGTTGTTTGAAAATTTTATTCTTTAATATCAATTTCAATACCAGTTTCAATAATCCATTCCCTCTCTGAAATTAACTTATCTTTATGTTGAATATTTATTTCTTCAAGTAATTCAGGATAATCAAAATCCTTTGCTGCTCTATTACATCTCCATAAAAGGAGGATACATATCTGTACAACATCAAAAGTTTCTCTTATTACTTCTTTCAGATTTGATAATGTTTTATCTTTGCTATAATTTTCTGCTGCTTCAACAACTTCTTTAAATTCTTCTTCTAACTTTTTTGATATCTCTTCCATTGGAAGGGTTTCATTATCGATATTTAGCTTATTATTTCTCTTTAATATGTGCATTAATAATCTCATACTTTACCTAACCTTCACTTTTAAAATTCATTTGTTCTGGGTTTAAGGGTATACCCTTAGTTATAAATTTTAATGAATATTAAACAGATGTGTTGGACTTGTCCGACACGAATCCTGCTTTTCTAGAAAGTGTGTGTACACACTTTCTATGCTTGCTATTACACTTTATTGATTTTATTCTTCAACTTTTATTTCAAATTGAATTCCACATATTTTATCAGTAAAGCCTTCACCGATACCTCCATATGTAAATTCTAAATTATGTTTCAATAATATTTTACCTATATCATTTGCTATTAATATTGATTTATCTTTAGGTATTCGATCTATGTCAATACTCATTTTGCTTGTACAATCTTTTATTAAATCCTTCACTTCTTTACTTTTCACAATATTCCCTTTCTTCTCCAATTATAAGAATTGTGTAGTATCAAATTACTTTTCTGTAATAAATTCAATGACTTCATCATTTTCATTTCTTTCCAACTTCTTAGAACTGTCAGTATTTAATATTAAACAAGGTATATTTGTTCCAAAGAAGCCATAGGTTGATAATTCAATCTGCTCTAATTCCTGTATGTTTCCACAAGGATTAACTGAATTTCTTACGAATACTTCTAAATCATCATCTACATCTTTCAATATTTCATTTATATTTTTTAATATTTCCTTTACTCTTTTTGCTTTCATAAATTTCCCTCCAATTTAATACACGATATCTACATATTGATATCGTATTGTGTAGAATTAATATTTAATCCTTTGGCCACAATTAGAACAATAATTCCAATTTACATTATATTTGCACACTGGACATGCTTGACTTGACACACCTTTAATTTTTATTACTTCCATAGGTATTTCTTTATTTGCTCTTTTAATTAACTCTTTAACTTTATCTTCATTTATTCCTAATGATCCGCAGATTAATCCATCATTATCATAAATCCAATAATCATCTTTATTAGTTGTATGTTGTCCTAGCTTTATCTCACCTTTTAATTTTATACCATCCACAAATTTAATATTTTTAATTGCTTCTTCAATGCAATCAATACAGTTTCCGTTATATTTTTTGCACCTTTCTTCATCTGTAATTGTAGTTTGTTCTATATTAAAGCTAACCGGACAAAGCTGTTCACTAAAATCTTCATACCAGTTCATGAATTCACTTCTTGTCATTGTTTTAGCCATTTCATTTATATTCATCTCTCTATCCCTCCTTGCACTTTAGTATTGTGCATTAATCTTCTATTATTTTGTTTTCACGTATTTCATTACACAAAAGAATTGCATCTTTTCCATTATCAATCCAAAAACAACCATCATAAAATTTAACTTCACCAGTAAAATTAACATCTTCATCACCAAGTACTGATGATTTTTGATTTACTGTCATTCTTTCAAATATACTATCCCCATCAATGTCATTGGCTCCTGTAAATTGTCCTATGCTTGATTTATCAACTTCCATGAAATCAGGATTATTAACGCTTATTCTTGAATTTATATAATACTTATCTGCTCCTGTTATAGTATCAGCATGTAAATATCCATAATGCCAAATACCTAATCTATCTTTACCTCTAAATAATATTTCTCTCATATAAATCTTCCTTTCTATTAAAATAGTAGTATTACGAACTATTGTTCATCATTTTTAACACCAATAGTAATTGTTTTTCCCAGTGCTTTAAATATTTTATCTGCATATTCAAGGCTTATCCCTCTTTTGCCATTTTCCCAATATTCAATAGCTCTTGAAGTGCATCCAGCTGCTTCTGCTAACTTTTTTGTAGATAAATTCTGTTTAGTTCTTTCTGTAGCAATCATTAATCCTATATTCATTGTTATTTCTCACTTTCTAGTAACTCTGGATTCTCATAAATATTTGCTATAACCGTTCCTTTTTCATTTATAAAATTAATCCATGTATCTCCATAAGGGCTTGAACCTATTAATTTGGCTTTGTATTGACCTTCGCCATATTCTATTAAATAATGTTTTTTAATGACTTCATTGCTCATAGGATTTATATAGCTAGCATCAATAATATCTCCCTCATATATTTCCTTATCATTCTTATCTTTTAAGCCTGTATATTGCATAAGTTCAACTTCTTCATGCTTCCAATGAAATCTATCACAATCGCCTATATAAAACGGATTAACTTCAATGCATCTTTCCATTCTCTTATTGTTTTTAATCCATGCTCTAAACTTAATTTCTCTACTCATTTATTTACCTCCCATATTAGTATTGTGTACTAAATATCACTTAAAATTTTGTTTTCTGCCGTTTCACTCCATAAAGGTATAGCATTATCTTTATGGTTGTTTATAACCCAACAGCCTTCTAACATTTCAACTTCACCAGTAAAATCAGTATCGTCTCCAGTAACAGTTCCTTTTTGATTTACTGTCATTCTTTCAAATATACTATCCCCATCAATGTCATTGATTTCTGTAGATTGTCCTACACTTGATTCATCAACCTCTACAAAATCAGGATTATTAACACTTATTCTTGAATTTATATAATACCCATCTGCTCCTGTTATAGTATCAGCATGTAAATATCCATAATGCCAAATACCCAATTTATCTTTACCTCTGAATAATATTTCTCTCATATAAATCTTCCTTTCTATTTTTAATCTTAGTATTACGAATTACTTTAATTTCTTTGCTATCTCATAAACGACATTCACTGTACATGCCTCACCAGCACCTTTATACATTTGCGTATCACTTATTTTTGCTGCTATAAGCTTGTCTGTTACTTCGTCTGAAACACCTTGCAATCTCATACATTCTCTTGGAGTTAACCGTCTAATTCTTCCTTGTTTTAAAGTACCCTGATTACAACTAGTATCTAATGTATTGGCAATTCTCCTACCTACTCTTCCACGTCTTGTTTTACTATTGGGCATTGTTAAATTAATACTGTCACCCTCATAAGCCTTTGCATAGCCTTTCTTAGTAGCTTCTGTAATCATTACGCCATGAACGTCTTGCTTTGTAAGTGTAAACATTGGTTCTCCTGGTTCCTTAAACCTTCTGCCATTTTGTCTTTTTTTAATTCTGTTAGGAGTTAAAACAGCTCTTACCATATATAATCCTGTTTTATCGTTTGCACAGCCACCTCCGCCCATTAAAGTTCTTCCAATTCCATCACTAGAATAAACCCTTTTAGACGAATCATTATATCCTTCTAAATCTAATTCTCCAATTTGAATCAATCCATTAGCATAACCATGGGTTCCTGCACATATTGTTGGAAATATACCATCTGCATTATAAATTTTTCCTGCCTGACTTTTATCTGAGCTTACTTGACCATTAACCATTATTTGTTTTGGTTGTTTATACTCCATTGCACCCAATGCACCAACAATTCCTGATGTATCATGTACCCATGCTCTAGTTGACTTATCCATTATTATAGAACCATCTTCTCTTACTGTTGATTCAGCAGTAGTTCCTATCACCTTAATGTCAGACGATTCTGTAATTCCTCTGATAGGAAATATTTTTCGTCCACCTCTGCCTCTAAGATGTCCAAGAGTGAACACTCTTTCCCTGTTTTGTGGAACTCCATAATATTTTGTGTTGAGCAATTGCCATTCAATATCGTACCCAAGTGACTCCATTTCAATGAGTATTTCGAGGTAGTCAAGTCCTTTATTGCTAGACAACATTCCTTTAACATTTTCATAGAGCAGCCATTGGGGTCTATATTCTTCTTTAGTTTCCCTAACGAGTCTAAATACTTCTCTGACAAGGGAACTTCTATCTCCTTCAAGCCCTTCTCTATTTCCAGCAATTGAGAAGTCTTGACATGGTGCTCCGAATGTCCAGCAATCTGCGCTAGGTATGTCATCATGTCTAATTGTCCTAATATCTGCCCCTTCTGGCTCTTTCCCAAAGATAGCATCATACATCCTCCTTTTATGTTTGTCCCATTCTATTGAATAGACACATTCCCATCCAGCTTGTTCAAATCCCATTCTTATAGTGCCTATTCCGCAAAACATATCTACAAATTTTAATCCCACTTTTTCACCTCCTGGTGCTACGTACTTTCTACACATTACGAATATTTACCATACAATTTATCTTGTAATTTTTGAGTTTGTTTTGATATATTCATATATTTTTTATGCCTTGCTTGTCTTTGCTCAATCACCTTTAAACATTCTTTGGCAGACATATTACTTTTAATAGGATCATCTTTTACTGTTAATAATTCTTCTTGCTTTTTATACAACAAATCTATTTCTTTAGTTATGACTTCATCTAAAATTTCTTTACCTCTTAGTATAAATATTCCTGAATTAACTACAGCTTCTATTATTGCTTCTTTGGAATATTTATTAAGTTCCTCTTTAAGCTTCACACTATCACCCTGCTTTAAACGCATTACGCATTAAATTATTTTCGAATTTTTTAAATATGCTTTATCTATTTCTCTATTAAATTCTTTTATAATTCTAGTTCTTTCTTGTAATTCTTCAGTTGTAACAATTTTATTATTAAGCATCTTTTCATCTATTTCACATAATTTCTTAAAATCTTCATTTGAAATCATCTAGATCTACTCCAATCTACACTACCTATTAATAATTTTAGATACTTTTTCACCTATAGCATTTACTACCACTAAACCTCTTTCCAATGATTCTTTTTCTAAATCATTATCACATTCATTTATTTCCCTTTGGATATTTACGCTTTCATTTACTGCCATACTCATTATTTTTGTTAATTCTTTATTATCAAACATCTTATATTCCTCACTTTCATCTATTAAATTCTTGATACATTCCCAAATGGTTTTCCATAAATTTTCCTATATGCCTTTGCTCCCATTAATGCTCTTTCTTTTCCTATTATTAATGGCGTATTTGCTGCTTTATCAACATCCCATTTGTAAGTATGAATTCTTTCATAAAAAGTCTTTATACTTATCCCATTAGATTTTGCTAGTTCAATTAGTTCCATGGGATATTTTCTTGATTTTTTCCCTAATTTTTTCATTAATTCCGTTGTATCTACTGGTGGAATTGTTGCTACATCTTCTAAATTCCATCCATGATTAATCCTATATCTAAGAGTTTCTCTCCCAATTCCATTCTCTTCTGCTTTCTTCACTAGTTCTTTATCTAACATCTTTCTAACATTAGGCTCTTGAGTTAATGCTATCTCCTTATTCCAACCTAATGATCTAACTCTATTGTTTACCATCTGTCTGCTTATTCCATTTTTCTCTGCAATTTCATATTCTTCTGGTGTTATATAAAAATCATATATCTCCATAAAATCACCTTCCACTAATTCTAAATATTATGGCCTAGAACTTAAATATTTCTGCCATTCCATAGTTTTCATTTCTTTATTCTCTTCATCAAAAGTTAAATTTAAAAAGGTTTTACATTCAGGACAACTTCCACATCCTGCATCAGAAACGCCCATATCTTGAGCTATAGATTTACATGCATGAAATACATGTCCACATTCACAACAAATTGCTTTATATCCTGGTCTATTCTCTTCATTTGACATTAATATCACCTCACATTTTTATTATTAATACTTAACCTATTTGGGTTACATACCAGCTATCTAAGATTTCATCTGGTGAAAGAAAGCTACATATTTGCCATGTTCCAATAACAGAATTATAAAATTTCAGTTTTATTTTTTCTTTTAATTTATAAACTATATAACTATCTCCAGTTTTTTTACTTGTTATAATGATGTTGCTTTTATCTAAAAGTTCTTGCAATGCTTCGCTGAATTTATATTCCTTTGTTTTATTTACTTTATTACCCTTAAGTATCTCTTCGAGATTTAACATTTCGAACACCTCTTATCCATACAATCTACTGTCATCAAATTTAAATGTCTCTCTAGCTCTGCCCTTGTAATCTTCAATTTTATTTTCAAGTATTTCTATATTATTCCCATTCATATATTCACCTTTATATTTCAAATATGTGGTTTTTGTAACCCCTAATTTTTCTATATATTTTTTAATAACATTGTTTGTTACTGCTTCTGGATTTTCTTCTAAAAAATCGAATATTTTAGCTTTTACATCTGTATTTTTATAATAAAGAGAATAATATGTCATTGCCGTTGATTTTTTATAATTAAACTTTATCCTCATATCCTTTATAATTTGTGTCCTTAATTTATCTTTATTTTTCTCTAAAAATTCAATTACTTTTTTCGGTATAGCCATGCTAATCCCACCTTAAAATATAATTTTTTGAGGGAGTGAAGTCCCCCTCTTTTTATTAAATTGCAGTTTCAACCTTAACGTTTGTAATCCCATTTTTGTTAATCCTGCATATTTAGCTTTAAGATACTTTTTTTACTGACTTGTAGTAAAATGCTGTCCTTTTGCCTTCCCAAGCTACATTTATTGTTTCACCATTGTTGTAAACTCTTACTACTTTGCCTGTGCTTTTGATTCCCTGATATTCAATTTCTACAGAATCATTAATTGCAAATTCTGTGATATTTGTATCCACTTTTGTACTCTTAGTAGCCAAATCTGTGATTTCTTTAGCCATTTCGATCATAAAAAGCTCATTTGGGTGATATTTAGGCTTTTGTTCATATTCAATAACCCAACCTTTAGGATTTATAACTATAGTTTTATCCTCCAGTGGAACTATGATATTTGCATCACCTTTTCTCTTAATGTATTTTTCTGTATTAATATCTTTTAACTTTTTAAGTTGCAGATCATTAAGCTCTTTATCTTTGTTAACTATTAAAATTTCATCTGCAGGTAGAAGGTCCATATCTTTTTTTAATTCAAGTTCATTTACACCTTGCTTATTGAAATATAACGTTCTATCTTCAAGTTCAATTATTAAGGCTCCGCAAACTTGTTTAACAATTCTATTGCAACTTTTCTCATAAAGACTTATAATTTCATTAAAATTATTTCCCTCTGGTACACACTTCGTAACTGGTTCCTTAGGTTTAATAATTTCTTGAATTGGAAGGTCGAATAAATTAATTTGGCCTTCTAAAATATTCTCTTTTAATTTCTTGGCAGACATATCAAACACTCCTATTATTCAAAATTCACAATATCCATATCTTTTATCTTCTGCTGCCTCTTATTTTTAATATTTGTTTACTTTTCTATATAATTCAAAACATTTTTAATTGTTATATTTATAGTTCCATCACCATTTCTTTGAATTTCGAACTTACTAGAATCATGATAAATATCATCGTTAATATATAAATCTATCTGCCTATCAATATTCAGCCTTGTTCTTCTGAGTTTTTTATCTACCCAAATTTTATCAATTGCTACAACTTCATTTAATCCATGTTGTTTTATATAATTTGAGAAGTCTTCTTTTACTTGTGGAGCTTCACTAAAAAGTTCTTCTGACAAAGATTCTATGTCTATAGTATCTTCTTCCTTCAACTTAGTTTTAATTGTAGTTCTAATAGTTTCTGCTTTAGCTGCATCTTCTGTTACATTTTTTCTAGTCCAATTTTCAGATGCTCTTAAAAAAGTCTTTGTCATATCTCTTTCGTTTGTGATTAAACTTGCATCTAAAAATGTATTTATAAAGTAGTTAGCTCCATATTCATCCTCTTTACTAGACTTTTGCTTATCTAAGATGAATAAATTGTATGTTTCATCTTGCCTTATAGGTTTAATGAAAGCCGCCTTCTGAATCTTTTGACCTTTACCAGGAAGCCCTGCAACCTGTGGTATTATTCCTACACCTATCTTTTCATTTACAAATTTAATATCATGGGTGAAATTCTTAACATAATCCATTTTGAGTATTGCAACCATAGGCCCTTGATCTGTTGTTATTGATACTATTATTAAATCTCCTGGAGGTATATTTACATTCCCCTTCATTATTGTGAACAATTGCCTAGCAAACTCCTTAGATAACTTAATCAAATCACTGTCTATTCCATTTAAATAGTCTTCTACAACTTCTTTGACTATATTTATTTCTTGATTAAACTTTGCATACTTAAGATCATCATCTTTTAAACATTTTTCTATGTGCCTATATATATATCTATACGTATCTTCATCCAATTCCAAGCTATATTCATTAAGTATTGGCTCTTCACCATTACTATCTAGCACATGAATAACCGCTTCATTGATGCTAATGTCATTTACATATTCCACTTCACTATCCCCTTTCTATGCGAGCTTTAATTCTACTTTCTACTTTCAAGTTTCAGTATTTCCATTTCTTCAAATTTCTTTAATTCTTCAGTAAGTATTTCACCAAAAGTTTTGCCGTCCTTATTCGCTTTCGAATGCCTATATTGTGTTACTTGGGTTAATTTCTCTACAATTTCTGGAACTTCAGACATTTTTACTAAATTTGAAAGTACTGCCATATCAGCACCTAAATTTATTGAGTCCCATTGATACTCTTTGCTCTGCTACCATAATAACGTCTAATTGCTGACTTAGTTCAACTGTTCTTTCATCATAACCGCCATACATTAACAGGCTTTCAACTACTTTCTTTTGTAATATCTCTTTTTCACTCATAAACTTCCACCTCTCATTTCATCAAATTCAATTCGTTCTGCCTCACTTGCTTGACCTAATAAACATTGTTCCTCCAAGTAAGCATATCTTTCATTTTTTTCTCTTCCTTCAAAATTATTAAACTTTAAATTAGTATTGCTTGTCTCTTTTGTCGGTTTCCAATCTTCTTTTAGAGCTGTAAGTAATGCACCAACTTTATTCCTTATTGTTTTCATAGTTTTTAATATTTCTAACTTTTCAACAACAACAACAGAAGAAACATTATTTTCAATACAATATTTTTTAATCGATTCTCTTTCTTTAATTTTAAAGTCTGAAAGAACATTATCTATTTTGATTAGTTGTTGTTGTATATTGTTATTGTTTAAGTTGTTATTGTTTAAGTTGTTATTGTTACTGACGTCAATTTGTACGCTTTCAATTTGTACGCCTTCAATTTGTACACGTTCAATTTGACTGGGTACTATTTTATCCATATGCAATATATAGAGATTACTTATTCTTTTATTATCACAATACCTAGGTTTTACAGTTATATAACCATTTTGAATCAGTTCTTTTCTATATTTATAATATCTTTTTTCCGATATTTTTAAATAATTAAGAATTATTTCTACTGATGGAAATACACCTTGTCCTACTCCTGAGAATGAAGTTAGAAATGAATAAATTCCCTTTGCTTCTAGAGATAAATTTTTATCTAAAGCAACCATTTTAGGCATTATTCCATAACCTTTTGATAGAACACCGATTATTTGTATTTCATTTTTTTCACTCATAATTTCACCTCTTTCTATACATTTTTATAACTCCATAAACTTGATTCCTATTAAGCCCTACAATTTGTCCTATTTCTTTGTTAGATTTACCCTCTTGCTTGAGTTTTAAAAGAAGATTTACATCTTCTTTTAAATATTTACTTTTTCTAGGGTGTTGTTGCTTCCCGCGTACAACTGATTCTTGCAACCCCATTTGCATTAATGACTTATCAATTGATGTTTTTTTAACACTAATAATGCAGATGAACAATGCAAACCAATTTTCTTTAAACTCTATCACCTATTTTGTTTTTAAATCTTCATAGAAGCAACTAATTTTTGTAATGCTAATGGATTTTTACAAGCCTGTTCAACAGCCTGTACCGCGAGAAAAGAATCAATTACACTTGACACTAAATTAATGTTTTTATCGTCAAGTTTCTGTAGTTTAGGAATTGAACTTAATATTTTTTCACTGTTCACTAACAAACCCCCCTCATTTGTGTTCTTATACACATTTTATTTCTTTTCAATGTATTAGTCAACACTTTTTTGTTCGCTTTTGTTTTGTGTTGACTGACACAACATTGTGTGCTAATATATATATATATTGGAGGTGAGAACAATAGAAACTTATGAAAGAATAAAAGAAGTTAGAAAAAATAATAAGTTAACTCAGAGTGAGTTCGCAGAAAAACTAGGAGTTACTCGATCGGTTATTGCAAATATAGAATTAAATAGACTCGCTAAACCAGAGCAAAAAACATCTTTAATTAAATTAATTAGTAGAGAATTTAATGTAAGTGAGAATTGGTTGCTCGAAGGAAATGGAGCTATATACACATCATTTAAGGATGATGAAAAAATCGCAAAATTGCTTGCTGAAATATCTTTGTCAAAAAATGAAAAATTAAAAGAACTTATTCAAAAAATGATGAAACTAGATGATAAATATATTAATTCTATTTTAACATTGATTGATGGTATAATAGAGTCAAAGAAATAGCAGGTACTATTTAGTATCTGCTATTTCTTTTAATGCTTTTACATATGCGTGTATAAGACTTAGTATTTTCGGATTATTAATATCTTTAATTAATTCAAATATCTGCTCTTTCATGATAATTCCCCCCTGAAATATTATATATAATTTTAGCATAACTTTGGCTCTAATGCAAACTGGTGTTCGCATAGGAGCCGCAATAATTCCTGAATTTATATCTTAATTCATTATATTTATTCATTATTTTTTCTTAATGCTTACTATAAGCTAATTATATAGATTTCCCCTTGATTTTACAATATCGGAAAAGTTGAGAGTAACGACAAAATTGCGCTCAACTTTTAGTCGTTTTAAAAATAAAAAAACCACTAATAAATAGTGGTTTTTTTGATTTTACCAGCCTGTTGGATTTTCGCTTTGAAGATGGTAGATGGTTGAGTTTGTTGTAGGTGCTATTGTTGAGCTTTTTGAAGTATCTACTGTTTTAGCTTGTACTGTTATTGTGCTTGCTAAAAGCATAACTCCCATAACTAACGATAATGCAACTTTTTTCATTAAAATACCTCCTTGAAAAGTTAAGTCTGTCGACTAATTTACACTTAATATTGTACCATAATCATAGAATTTACGATAAAAATATTTTTTTTTTAAAAATCTTTAATTTCGTTATGTTTATTCATAGATTTTTCACTTAAATATACACTTTTTTCTATATTGCTATATCTATAGTATTCTGCAAGATGTTGTAATATTAAGCTATAGTCTATATTCAGTTCGTATGATTTTTGAACGAAAAAATCAATTCCTTCTTCATCGTCTCTTTCTTCATAAATTTTTATAAGTTCAAATATTATTTTTTCGATTAACCTTAAATTTTCTTTATCTTTTTTTTCGCATATATCTAGTGCTTGTAATAGATATATTGTAGCATCTTTATTAACACTTTTCATCACTTTTGATGCAAATATTAAATCAGAATTAAGATGTCTATTTTCATCATTGTTCCTTAAAGATTCTTTTATAGATATTTCTGCGTCTTTATATTTTTTTTGTAATAGATATAATTCAGACAAATTCCTGTATGCCAATGATAGTATTTCTTTATCATCAAGTTGCATCGCTGGTTCTAATATACTTATATATTCTTTTTCGGCCTTGTCAAAACTTTTTTGATCCATCAAACAATTAGCATATAACATTTTTATATCTAATAGCTTCCTTTTGTTTAGATTGTGTTTATCCTTTAAGATGTCTAATTGTTTAAATGCATTAGTATATTCTTTCATATTATTATACACTATTGCTTTGTTAAAATAGATTCTATCAAAGAGTTCTTCATTATCCTCTTGCCTATTTATTCTTTCTGCATATTCTAATTGCTCTAGAGCATATTTAAACCTACCTTTATTAAAATTATTTCTAGCTTTAGTAACATAAAAATGTGCTTCTTCTAAGTAATTTTGATTGCTAAAGCATATCTTTAATCCAATAGTACACATTTCATCAGATTTAGAGTAAATAAATTTATCAAAGTAAAAAAAAGATGCTAATTTGTACAACTGTATTTTTTTATTACCTAAAATAGTATGTTTTTCTATTAAGCTTTCTGCATCAGCTAGTCTTTCCTCGAATATAATTAGTTTATTTATTCCATTTAATTCGTTAAGAATCTGTTCAAACATTTCATTTGCTTTGTTTGATTCATCTTTCATCAGCCATTCGGCGGTTATTTCTTCTATATCCATTTTTTTTTCGGCTGCAATTCTATTAAAGTTTTTTGCAAGTCCAGCTGCTAAAGAAAATGTTAATTTTTGTTTTCCGCTTTCAATTTTGGATATATTTGTTTTGGTGCACACATTATATGCAATTTCTTCCTGAGTTGCTCTAAGAAATTGTTTCCTTATTTTTTTTATTTTACTGTTTGGTGATATTATTTCATTATCGAACATTTAATATTTCCTCCCTGTTTAGGTAAAGAGATACCAACATTAAATGCATACATGTTATATATTTCAATATATGTATAATAACTCTTAATATTATGTAGACAATTTCAAGTTACTATACTATAATACAAATGCAGCATTAATATTATGTTGGTATGGCGCCTTGTAATGTGTTGATTTGAGAGTCTAAACATTACAGGGTGTTTTCTTTATCTTTTAAAATTTTTTACTATATTCTATTTTACTAAAAAAATCGCTTAACAGTATGTCTTTTCATACTGTTTTTTAGACGTTTTATGCCACAATTCCATAAAATTTTCTAATTGATATATGTTATGTATTATAGCTAATTCCATTTGTAAGGTTATGTTGTATAGCATTTGTTGTTCTTATGCTCCACACGTATTACAATTTTATGTAGAATACGGGAAGGAGTAAAAATTTTGTTTGGAACACGTTTAAAAACACTCAGGGAAAGTATTGGACTTACTCAAAATGATTTAGCAATTCGTCTAAACGTAGTAAGAACAACAATAACTGCTTATGAGAATAGTACAAATCAACCTGACTTCGATATGCTCTTAAATATCGCTACTGTTTTCAATGTTAGTTTAGATTATTTATTAGGTAGAACAAATCAAAAATACAATGCTACTTTACTTGATGAAAATACAAATACGTTGTTGGAAAAAATTGATTTATTTGATGAAAATACTAAAAAAGTATTACTGAAATTTATCTCTGTAAAAGAGACTAAGGGAGATCTATTACTGAAAATCTTTGAAGTGCTAGATTCCTATACAATACTAAACGAATAGTAAATTATTTTTACAAAACTTGGTTGTTACTGAATTGCTAGTATTCACCTCTCAATTCAGCAAATTCCCTTTTCTCTTCATCACTTGCTTGCTGCAATAAGCATTGCTCTTCTAAATAAGCATATCTATCACTCTTTTCTCTAGGATCAAAATTATCAAAATTTGTTTTTTTAACATCTTTATTTTTTGGGGTTGTTCTTTTAGGTACTTTATCTTTTTTAGGTTTAACTTCTTTCTCTAAACTATTTTTAAGATATCTAATTGGTACTTTTATTTCTGAGCCATCATTTTTTAATTCAACCATTCTACCTACAATATCTAATACTACAGCAGAACTGTATGTGGTTGCCAATTCTTTTAAGGTTGCTTCTGTAGTTGTAGTTTTTTTAAAGTTACCAGTATACAGAATGATGATTTTATGTGTATTGGTATCATCATCATCTTCTATTAAATCAGTATTAGTAAGATCAGTATTATTATACCCCCCAAGTTTTCCACTAGGTATATTATCCACCCCCCCGGTTTTCCCTATGTGGATGGGTTGGCTTTCCTTCTTGGTTTCACACGTTTTTGCATTTTGACTACCATGTATTTTGGTTGCAAGTTCTATATCTGCAATATCCAATAGCTCATACTCGTATTCATATGTCCCTTTATTTCCTTTTGATTTATATTGTATTAAATAACCCTTTGTTTTTAATTCTTTCCATGTACTTTCAAAAGCTTCTTCGCCTTCTTTGCATTGTTTTTTTAAGGTTGTTTTGTACAATGTAAAATCTTCTATGGTTATATAACTTCGGATTAGTGAATATAATCCCTTTGCCTTTAAGCTTAAATTAATATCTCTTAAGGCTGTATTACTAACTTGACTAAAATATACTTTTGGCTTTCTGAATGCCCCAGTTTTGTTTTCCATAAAAAAATCCTCCTATTTTTTGCATAAAATGTTATACAAAATAGGAGGATTTATCTTTACTTTTTTGAAAAAGTAATATATAATTACTTGTAAGTAAATAAAACCTTCTATGGTTTGTACAAATAAGAGTTATCGCTTTGGTCGGTTGAGAACTCTTATTTTTTTTATGCAAATTTTTAAATTTCTGATTAATATAAGTCCATTTTACATAATTTTAGTGCAATTGTAAATATAATAATTTTTAGTTATCCACAAAAATGTAGATTTATCCATAAAAATTTAAAGTTATCCACAAGTTTTTAGTATATGTATTACTTGTATATATTGTATTAATGCTAGATATAAGCAATAACCATAGATGGCTACTATAAGCGTTTGTAAGGCTATTGTATGGCTTATACCGTACAAATTTATCCTTGCAACATCTATAGAGTAATTGTACGTCTATATAATGTGATATTATGTGGTTATGTTAAGGCATATACCTTATTGTCTTTATATATACAATAATTACAAGCAATACATTCTATACCTAAAATTGTATTATTTGTATTGCTATAGGTCTATATTCTCAGCATCTTTTACTGGTTCAAATTCTTGATCTGCTGCAACTTCTTGTTCCAGCAATAGTTCACTTTTATTAGATTGAATAGCTTCTCCTGTTGCTAGTGCATACATTGTTTCTTTTATAAACCCAACTTCTGAATACTTCTTTTCCAAGAACTCTATCAATATTTTGTCCTTTGGTTCTGATTTATCCAAATAGATGTTTAATCTCACATCGTACTTTTTAGCCATAATTCCACCCTTTCACATAAATTATGCGATAATATGTGATATTACCATATAAT